ACTCTATATACATCACTATTACTATCACTATTGAAACACCTGAAGAAGCACAGACTCTGTATCAACTAGGTAACTATGGTACGCATATACAAGATATGATGACAGAGAAAAAGTTTGCTCCAAAACTACCTTATGACGATGTTCTGACTGCAATCTACAACGAGCTAGGTAAGTACAATTTAGCCGGTAACTAACCTCCAACAGAGTTAGCCGGTACCTAATAGGTAACTTTCCCTGACAAGTAATATTAATATAGGTATTATTAATAACAGTACCTATATTACAAGTATCTTTAATTCAAGTAACAAAGAAAGAGAATAGATATATGAAGAACATTAACTGCAATACAGTATATGAGGGATCCTCTCCTGAACTAGTAGAGTTATATGTCTTAGGGTATGATATTCAATGGTTTAATGAGGGTTATTGGTTAGATATTCCAAGTTATAACAGTAAAGATAATAGTGATGTATATAGAGTTACTAATAAAAACTATAAGTTCAGAGTTAAACCTTGTTACTCTTTTATGTTCTTTCATACTGAAGATAGGTTTGCTAAGTCTAAAACAGAAAATATTATGACTTTCAATTACCCAGAGGGTAGTCCTTGTGGTCCATATGTAATGCTCAAGTTAAATAATGATCATAAGGTAATTGACTGTTACTCATCAACAACCAAGGATGTATACCATGACGACTCCTTCTTCAAATACAACTAATGATACGTACTTTGATCTGATCAAACGTATCAAAGAGAAAGTTAAATCTGAGATACGTGTAGTATATGACCCAGATACAGGTATCCAAAAAACCTTTCTTCATGGTAAACTGTTAGGTGTAAAGAAGTTTATTCCTAATAGGTATCGTACTAAAGATAATGAGTGATATACAGTACATAACTGCTCTTATTAAAGATAAAAAGGGTAACATTCTAAGTATAGGTCAAAACAACTATGTAAAGACTCATCCTTACCAAGCAGAATGTGCCAAGAAAGCTGGTCATCCAGAAAAGATATATCTACATGCAGAGATAGATGCTATCATCAAGTGTAAAGATATATCTAAAGCACACTCTATACATATCTTTCGTAAAGGTAAACGTACAGAGTATCTGTTAGCTAAACCTTGTCCTGTTTGTGTTACTGCTATCAATAGCACACCTATAAAGAAAGTGTTTCATACATGATCTATACTATCTATCCATGTACCAAACCAGATATCTGGCCTGTAAGAGATAACTGGAATTATCCTAACGGTATGTACTATGATACAAGTACCGGTGACTTGTTCCTTATTGCCAAAGAACCTTATGTAACTTACATCGGTCGTATTCCTGTAGAAAGAAAGTCAGACGGTACCTAATAGAGAGTAGTAAATAAAAACCACAAATTAATGTGGTTTCTTGTTTAAATTCCTTCTTCTTTAAGAATCTTCTGCAATTCCTCGTCTGTCAAATCTTCTACCTTACTGATATTAGTTTGTTCAAGTCGAGATAGTTTAGGTTGTTCAAACTCAGCAATCTCTTTTGCATATCGAGCTGCATCCTCAAAATTATCTTGATTTAAAGCATGCATCATTGACATCTTTAAGACATCGATAGCTTTGATATCAACTTGAGAAAGGACTTTTCTTACAGCATCTGCACTGCACTTAAATTCTTCTGTCAATACACGAATAGCTTCTGTATTTCTCTTTCGAGATTCTACAGAGTTCTTCTGTAACTCTCTGGCCATCTCAGGGCTAGTAATCACTCTCAAATTCTTAATTGAATTAGGGTGTACTTTAACATATTTCTTTTTAATCATTCTTTGAATCCTTATTGATAGTAATAACATATTACTTTCTATTAGGTACCAACTCATCATGAACACAATTCAAATCGAAACCAAAGGTACTGATCTCGAAACTATTATCATCACTCTGGATGATAATCAAGTTGCATCTATCTATGAGCAACATAAAGAACTACAAAAAGAAGTTACTGAGCTTAAGAAAAAACTAGAGTCTGAAAAACAAAACTATAAGTGGGCTAATGATCGTAACAACACACAACAAGCTGAAATTAACCATGCAAATGTACTATTAACAGCTCTTGGTGTACAACTACAGACTAACGAAGAAGAAACTTACCGCCGTACTGACCTACCTATCGCTACCCGTATTGCTCTCTATATTGCTACCAAATAATAGTGCCATACAATACTGATAATACTCTCTCATTTATTAAACAACTTTCAATCAATCCAAAAGGAAAATCAATCATGACTACTACCACAAACGCTCAAAACGAAGTTCGCAACGTAATCCTCAAAGGTGTATCTCTACACTGGGCCAAACTCAACCCTGAGAAGCCTGTCTCTCCCTTCGGCACTAACCAGTGGGAATTGACTGTACAAGCTGACAAAAAGCGTAGCAAAGAACTTGAGCAGTTCGGTAAAGTAAAAGACGGCTTCGACAAAGGTACAGTAGCTGTTAACCTGAAGAAGAAAGCTGAAAAGAAAGACGGTACTCCAGCAGCACCTGTACGTGTAGTAAACTCTGCTAAAGAAGCTATTGATCCGAAGACTATCGGTAATGGCTCTGTAGGTAACGTTATGCTTATGCTCAAAGACTATGAAATCAAAGCACCTAATGGTAAAGTAACCAAATCAGGTACAGCAGTGACACTAACCGCAGTACAAGTTACTGAACTCGTTAAATACGAACCTAAGAACAGTAACTTTGTTGACTTCGATGACGAAGGCGGTACAGTCGTTACCACAGAAGATGACGATATCCCTTTCTAAATAAATGACTATAGGCCACTCCTAATAAGAGTGGTCTTTTTATTCCATGTTCGGTGTATTGTCTATCGTAGTTATATACTACATTTGGTATAAGGTAAGTTTCAAATGAACAAACAAATAGTACTCAATGTACTTCGCAAAGAACTTAAGCGCGAAGAAGAAAATCTGCTATTCCATAAAGCACAAATTGCTTATCTATGGGAAATGTGTGATGTAGCCAAGAAAAACAATCCATATATGCTTGTTTTCTTTCAAGAACTAAATCGCAATAAAGAGTTAGCTCGTCAAACTAAACGTAAACTAAAATCTATTCGTGAATCTATTAAATTTATGAAAAACCTAGTAATTATTAACATGGATGCCTTCGATGTCTGATCGTAAACTAGCCACTATCCGAGTAATTTCCCAACTAAAACCTATCGAGAATGCCGACCTAATTGAAGTTGCTGTTATCGATGGTTGGGAAGTTGTTATTAAAAAAGGTGAATTCAATGTAGGCGATCTATGCGTTTACTTTGAAATCGACTCGTGGATTCCCACAGAACTTGCACCATTCCTATCTAAAGGTAAAGAGCCTCGTGAATACCAAGGTGTAAAGGGTGAACGTCTACGTACTATTAAACTTAAAGGTCAAATTAGCCAAGGTTTAGCGCTACCAAGAGAATCAGTACTAACACATGACTTTGAAAACCCAGTTGCAGGTACTGATGTAACTGAATATTTAAATATTCTCAAATGGGAACCTGTTATTCCAGCACAACTCGCAGGTAAACTAGCAGGTAATTTCCCTTCATTTATCCCTAAAACTGATCAAGAACGTATCCAAAACTACGGTCGTACTTTAGAAAACCTACAAGGTTTACAAGTGTGGGAAGTTACTGAAAAGCTTGATGGCTCATCAATGACTGTGTTCCGTAATACAGTTAACGGTGAAACGCATATGGGTGTATGTTCCCGTAACTACGAACTTAAAATGGAAGATACTGACAATTCCTTTGTAAGTACAACTATAAAGCTACGTATCCATGAAAAGCTTAACCTACATAATATTAATGTAGCCATTCAAGGTGAGCTTATCGGTCCCGGTATTCAAGGTAACGCTTATAACCTATCTGAGGCTGAATTCTATGTGTTTGATATCTTTGATATTGATAAACAAGAATACTACTCACCACGGCGTAGGCAATTTATCTGTGAAGCACTAGGTATTAAGCATACACCTACATTCGCTGACTATGAGACTGATAACCGTACTACTGTATCTGAACTGCTAACCTTTGCAGAAGGTCAATCAATGCTTAATCCCAAAGCAAAACGTGAAGGACTTGTATTCAAAAACCTAACTGATCCATCCAAATCTTTCAAATCTATCTCTAACTCTTGGTTACTGAAAAATGACTGATGTAGAACGTTTCTGGGTACGTTTACAACCACACTTTCCTAACTGGAAACCTTGGCATGAGCTTCATGCAATGCAACAAATGCAAGTTGTCCAAGGTATCAATATGATCTTAAGTGCTTTATGAAAGAAGATACCAGTAAATACAAAGACTTAATGTCTAACGCACGTACTTTCGACTACTATGCTTCTATTACTACTGGTGATAAAAGTGAAAGATGGTCTAAATGGGCTGATAACAAACGTAAAGAAGCAGAGAATATCCCTGATGATTATGTAGATCCTGAATGGCGCATGCCTGAATGGGGTACTTATGGCACCTGATATTGACCACTATATTGTTTTTGTAAAATACTTTTTAGGATATAGCCCAACACAATACTGTGTAGCTGGTAAAGAAATATCACATACAAACGCAATCTGTTTTAATTCATACAAAGAGGCTCATGATTATGCAAACAAACTCTCTATTCAAAAAGAAACGTATGATGAATCCAGAAGTACTGGCAAAAGGCAAGATAGCCCTTGAACAATGGCGTAAAGAAAAAGCTTATGCTGAAAAGAAAGGTGGTAAATTTCTTGAAGCATGGATTGAAGAACAAGCTCTGAAGAAAGCTCAAAAGAAAACTTCACCTATGCAAGCTATTAAAAACTTTTGTAATAACTGTGTAGGTGATATTCGTAGTGATATCACTAACTGTACTGCTAAACAATGTTCGCTGTATATTTATCGTCCTTACCAGAAAGATGAAGTATGACTAAAGAACAAGTGCGCTACATCTGCACTCAATGTGAGGAGAATGTTGGCTACCTTGGATGGCTATTCACAGTGCTACGCATTCCCATGCTAAAACATCAATGCAAGGAAAACACATGACCAAAGACCAAGTGCGTAGCACTGAAGAAGCACTCGACTTGGCGCTGGATGCGTTGACTGCAACAATGGCAACGCATGGCTTTCAGAAATACATTGACCAAGCAAAAGATGACGCCATCACCGCCATCAAGCAAGCCCGTTCAGCACCTGTGCAGGAGCTTGTGGCGGGGCAACCTTTGCCATGCCCTTTTTGCGGTCATATTGGCTTGAACTTTTCAGATGGGGAAACCTACCGATGGGGAGTTGCAAGTTGTGGTGGATGTGGCGCAAGTTGCGGAGAGGTTCGCCGCGAGTACCCCGATAAAAGCGAGTGGCATACCGAGGCAATCGCTGAATGGAATAGACGATCACCCGCGGCACAGCGGCAATGGGTTGGGCTGACGGATGAGGAGCAATCTCTTTTGTGGGAAATCAGCCGAGCTGCTTTGCCCCGCTATGCAACTTTCTATCGACTCATCGAAGCCAAACTCAAAGAGAAGAACACATGAAACTCTACGAACTACCCCGTAACAGTTATTTCACTATCGAGGATGACCCTCAACAATATGTATATCTATTCAAACATATTGATGGTATGTACTCAGTATGCTATTATAAAGAAGAATTAATCCATATTGCAGCATGGACTGATGTCCAAATTGTTACGCCTGAAACAGAGTCTTTAAACTTAACTCCAAGGTTTGCTTAACATGAATCAATACTACGTTGTATCTTCCTTTAAAAACTTCTTTGTATATGCCAATGATGAAACAGAAGCTTACTACGAGGCTGATGCCTACTTAGGTTATACACCAGACTTTCTTGAAGTATTCTTAGATGAGATCTTTGTATGACAGAACAAGAATTGTATGAAGAATACATGTCTGACAGCACAACTTATTGTTGTTACTGTGGTACAGAACAATTTAGCTTAGGTTGCTGTAAAGAAAATCACTTCTGGGGGTTCTCCGATATGCCTCAAGACGAACAACTAAATATTATCCACAATGATGATCGCCTACAAACTCTTTCGTAAACGTAAAGATGGTTCCTATGGACCTCTATTTATTAACCGTAAATTAAAGATTAATCCCGGTCTATGGTTACAAGCTGAGTCACACCCAACAAAAGGTTTTGCGGTACGTCCGGGATGGCATTGCTGTGCTAAACCTGAAGCACCACATCTATCTAAGAAAGGTCGTGTATGGTGTGTCGTAAAGATTGATGACTACGTAGAGCACCAACGACCCGCCAGTCAAGGCGGTCTATGGTTTACTGCTAACAATATGAAGGTACTTGGAGAACTATGACTATTGAACACCTTATTGTAGGTGCTACCGGAGTAGGATACCTTATAGTAGGTGTTCTACAATGGTCTAAAGGTGAGCTATCTAACGGAATGATCTGGACTGGATATGCTTTTGCTCAAATTGGTTTATGGTTGAATATTAAATGAACGATACACTAAATGATATCCTTGATCAGCTTAATACCCTTACTGCACAAGTAAAAGATATTATTGCTGAGAAAGAAGAAATGGGTTTTATCTTTGAAGATAAAGATGAAACAACATCCGAACGAGTCTTTATTGAAGACGAATACTGTATTGTATCAGCGCATAAAGGTTATACTACTAATGTAGAAAATCTTTGTGAACTAAAAGATACTGGTAACGGTTATATCGCTTATTTTCCTACATACAGTAGCGTTACTCAAGACAATTATATCTGTATGGACTATGCTGAGGCAGACTACTTACTTAAAGCATTAACGTTTTTAAGGAATAATAAATGAAAATAACTGAGATAACTGAGCATGAAGATGGCTCTGCTACTTTAAGTTTAGAATTAGATACTGAAGAAGTCAAATTATTAATTCAAGACAGTATCTTAAGAGCCATAAAAGAATCTATTAAACAAGAGAAAGATAAATGAAACAACGTACAGTATATCTAGCCGGTCCTATGGAACATGTGTCTCTTGCTGAGTCTATTGGATGGCGTATTGTAGCAACTAATATCTTATCTGACTGCTACGATATTCTGGATCCAACTAGACGAGTACATAACTTCGATAAACGATACATGAAACGTATCTTCGAGTTAGATCTTCGGGATATTCAAGAATCAGATATTATTTTAGTTAATCTTGACAACCCAAAAGTAGCTAAACATGGTACTGCAATGGAAGTATTCTATGCTTCATATGTGTTACGTAAACCTGTTGTAGCTTTTAAAGCTGATGCTTCTATTATCCACCCATTCTTTGAGTCACTTGTAACTGAGTGGCGCTCTGATGTTGATAAAGCCTGTGAAACAATTTTAAGCGAGTACCTATAATGCCTTATATTAAACAAGCACAACGTGATGATTTAGCTTTTAAAGAAGGAAGAGATATCGAAAACGCTGGTGAAATTAATTATGTTATTACAGAATTAATTTTAAATTACTACAACAAAAACCCTAACTACCAACGTATTAACGATGTAATCGGTGCCTTAGAGGGTGCTAAAATGGAATTCTACCGCCGTGTAGCAGCACCCTATGAAGACCTTAAGATTAAAGAGAATGGAGATGTATACTGATGGCACTACCTAAATACATGGATGAGTATAAACCTTTTAACCAACAACAGAAGAAAGATTTCTACGATCTTATGACACCACACTGGTCTAACGAAATGGCTAAACAATATAATATTGAGGCTGATGAGGAAGAGTATTATAAAGGATTTAACGGAGTGAGTAACGAAGATATCAACAATGCTATTAATCCCAAGCACTATCAAGGTATTGTAGGTAACTACCAGTACATTGAATGTATGGAATTTATTCTTGGTTTCGATGGACTTAAAGCACACTTAATCGGTCAGATCTATAAGTATATGATGCGTCTTGGTAAAAAGGATGCTGATCTGCAGGAAATGGGTAAGGTAGTATGGTACTCACGGTGCTTAGAGATTCTGCTACGTGAAAATACTATTATCGGTAAACTAAATGAACTAAAATGAACCTAATTAAAACAGTTAAACGATGGGTTGCCGGGTCAGAAAAGTACTTCGATATCTACGAGTGTACTGTAAATGAAGTTGAAAGTTACACATCTGACTCCGGTAAAGGTATGGTACGCGCTAAAATAGGTAACTTTGTTTATAGCGGGCTATACAACAAATGGGTATACGACTATCTATGTGAGAATGAAGGATCACCATCCTTTGTTGTCATGTGGAGAGCACCTAAAGGAACGCCTATGGTAGCTTACGTTAAAGAAATCTGGCAAGATCATATTAACGGGGTATACAATGTAGAAGTTCCTGCAGAAACAAATGCCTTCAGTAATAATGGTGAGGCTTTCGTTTATTTATGGATCAATAAAGACAATGACAAAAAGTACATTGGTACACATAAAGGAAGTGTTGATGACGGATATATCGCATCCTCAGAAACTTTCCTTGCAGACTACAATGAATCCCCAACAAGATTCATTCGTAGTATCCTTGCACATGGAAATCAGCAAGAAATGTATGAGTTGGAAACCAAACTGTTACTTGATCTTAAGACTAGAATGAGTAATATGTATTATAATCTTTCAAATAATTTGAGGATAGACTAATGGATTACAATTTCAACACACAGCTAGGTACTCAGAACTATACTATCGGTATCGATGTTAAAGCTAATTATGGCTACTTCGAACATGATCGCTTAGGTGATCAGTCTGGTGGTGGTCTATGGTTTAATAAAGACCTTATGCTAGAAGACTATGATGGGGTATTTGAGTTACCTTCTGAGGTAAAGAATATCCTTGTAATGTTTGGTATGTGTGATAAGGATTTCTGATGAAATTATACAACCCTTTTAAGTTACATGCTGTTAAATTTAGTAACGGTAAATATGGACTGAGATATTTAAGTGTGTTAAATTGGGGATGGATGTATCAAGATCTACAAGGAAGTTATTTTTCTTGGCCAAAAGAATCTAGATACTTTGAAGATTGTATGACCGATACTTTAGATGAAATTAAATTACAATTAATCACAGAAGAAGTAGTACTATGAAACCAATGCTATTACCCCGCGAAACACCTGACTTAGATGCAATTGACTACCCAGTCTATGTTACACCTAAGCTAGATGGTATCCGAGTATTGTTTGAGAATGGTGTAGCACTATCACGTACTCTCAAGCCTATCCCTAATAAATCCATCCAGAAATGGGCTGCATTTTGGGGTGATGAGTTAGAAGGTATGGATGGTGAACTTATTGTAGGTAATCCTACTTCACCAACAGTGTATCGAGATACTAACTCTTTTGTTATGGCTCATGATAAAGAAAGTGAATTCTTTTTCTACCACTTTGACTGGTGGGATGATACTGTAAACACCTATAACACAAGGTACTTTGATTTAGGTATTGATGATGTGCCGCCTAACTATCGTAAGGTACTATCATATTCTGCCCATAATAAGGAACGATTATTGGAGCTTGAAGAACATTGCCTAGAAAAAGGTTATGAAGGTGTTGTTATTCGTAACCCACATGGTAAGTATAAGTACGGTCGTTGTACTATGAAGGAAGCTAACGCTTTTAAACTTAAACGTTTTGAGGATGATGAAGCTGTTATTATTGGTTGGGAAGAGGAGATGCACAATGGAAATGACGCAGAAACTAATGAACTCGGAAGAACTAAACGATCAACTAAATTATCTGGTATGTCTGGGAAAGGAACTCTCGGAGCATTCATCTGTAAAACCCGTGACGGAGTTGAATTTAAAATTGGTTCAGGTTTTGACCAATCAGATAGGGATAACTTCTGGAAAAATAAATCAAGTCTGCTTGGATATATTGTTAAGTACAAACACTTCCCTATCGGAGTAAAAGATAAACCACGGCACCCTATCTTCTTAGGTTTCCGTGACACCATCGACATGTAACTTAGTCGGTACCTAATACCTAACAACGAAAGAAATGTATGGCCCAGTATGCAGTAACTATTGTAACCTATATACACGCCAAAGACGAAGACGATGCTACAATGATTGTAGATCAAATGATAGAGAACGGAATGCAAGAATTCCTTTACGGTAGCCGAGGTGAATCAGCCTCGATTGTTGACATCAGTGAAGTACACTTTACAGAAGAAATCTAATGGATAAATATACCCTATACACAACAGCCGAAGAATGTGCTGAAGTCTCTCAGAACATTATGAAGGTACTACGATTCGGCTTATATACTGTTAGTCCTGTAGATAATATTGATAACAAATCTAAGCTTGAAGAAGAGATTGGTCAACTACAGTATTGTTTGCATAGATTAACTCGTGAATTAGGTCTTAACAATATCGTTATTCAAGACAGCTATGACAAAAAGCTAACTACATGGGCTAAATGGAAAGAGTATTATGATCGTTGAACTTAGAGAAGATACTATAGACGTTACTGTTATCTTTGAAAGACCACTTAATGACTACCTAAAAGAACAGTTAGATTATATCTTAGATACCATCTCTGAATTAGAAGCTGACTATGACTTTGCACGAGGACAATATGAAAAACCAAAGAGATTGGGATAATTTTTATTTAAATGTATGCGGATTAATCGCTGAACAATCCTATGCAGAAGATCGTAAAGTAGGCGCTATCATTGTTAAGGATGATAACATCATTTCATTTTCATATAACGGTACAGCAAGAGGTACTAACAATGACACACAATCTAACCCTGTATTACATGCAGAAGCTTATGCCATTTCTAAAGTTGCTCGTTCTAATCATTCTACCGAGGGTGCTACTCTCTATTGTACTCTTTCCCCTTGTATCGATTGTTCTAAACTTATATACGCTAGCGGTATTACTCGTGTGGTGTATCAGTCCGAATATAAATGTCTTAAAGGAATTGAATACCTCGGATATTTGGGAGTAATAATTAATGACATTCCAAGCCATAGTAGGTTTGCCGACCCAGAATGGCTCAAAAAGACAGGACTAATCTAATGGAATCACAAAGCGAATTATATACCCTAATTTATATGGTTGTACTCTTATGGTTAGGGTTTAAGAATTGGAGTCTTAGCTCTGAATTGTCATTATTAGAAGAACAAAATGATACCCAACACAACATGATCCTAGCTATGGCTGAAGAGCTTGAGAAGCTAGGTTCACCTAACGTATCCGTTAAAGCGATACCTGCATACAATATTAAATATGACAAATAATAAATTCAGTAACATTAAAGTTCAGGTATCATGTGTAGCTAACTTAGAGAAACAAGTTAAAGAAGTGTTCTTTAACTGCCTTGAGGATTACATCGAACGGTTTGATGCTAAGTTAACAAAAGAAAAAGTAGTAATTCAAATTTGCTTTATCGAATACCCTGACCCATATGATAGTGATATGTCTTCAGGTACCTCTCATGGAATTACTATTTGGAGTACAGAAAATCTCAATAAGATGCTGATCCAAGTACGTGATCCCTATTTAAATAATTGGGAAGATAACTGTTACGTACTGCAACAATTCCTTGCTGTTATGTGTCATGAGTTTGTACATGCTTGTCAACATCTTACTGGTAGGGATAATATCAAGCTACCTAAAGTTAAGTATAACAAAGAAGATGAACGTGAGAGCTATTTCTTTGATCCAACTGAAATTGAAGCTCGAATGCTAGAGGTACCTTACTTCTGTATGTATTGTGAACCACTATTATGAGTAAAAAGAAATACGTATTTGATATTGAAACTAACGGCTTCATGCCTGAAGTAAATAAAATCTGGATGCTAATACTAATTGATCCAGATACAAATGAAGTAAAGAAATATGTAAGTGAAGATGGTAACCCTTGGTGTCCTGAAATTACAGCTGGTTTAAACGAACTGTATAACGCTGATGTTATTATTGGGCACAACATTATTGGTTATGATTTAGTTGTGTTAAAACATTTGGCTAACTGGGTACCCAGAAAAGAACAACAGATTGTAGATACATGGGTAATGTCTCAAACAAACCAGTATAAACGTAAACACAAACATGGCTTAGAGGGTTGGGGTAGTATGTTTGACTATCCTAAGTTACCCTTTGATAAGTTCGATGAGTACTCAGATGAAATGCTTACATACTGTATTCGAGATGTAGAGCTTAACGTTAAAGTATACAAAGAGCTTATCCGAGAAGCAACAGGTATCATCCGTAAGAATCCTCTATATGCTAAAGGTCTTCAAGTAGAAATGGAGTTTGCAACTATTGAAGCTGAAATCCGTAATAAGGGTTGGATGTTTGATATGGCTGCTGCTCAGACTTTACTTACAGAAATTAATAATAAACTAGATGCCATTGAAGCTGTTCTTGAACCTAAGATCGGTATGCAATGTATCAAGATGGATAAAGCAGATGACTACAAAGAACCGGCATGGAGAAAAGACGGATGCTACACAGTTGCCACTGTCAAACACTTTAATTTACCACAAGAGTCGGGACGAACTACGAGACCTATTGAAGGACCATACTGCCGAATCTCTTTTGAACAAGGAAAAGTTGGATCAATCGAAGTCGTAAAGTCATGGTTATATAAAATGGGTTGGGTACCTGATGAATGGAACGTTGAAAGAATCAATGGTCAATTCGTTAATAAGTCACCTAAGATTACTGAATCTTCATTAGAACCTCTTGGTCCTGATGCTATGCTTGTCAGTGAGTTTTATACTATCCGTAGTCGTAAAGGTATTCTGGAAGGTTGGATCGATGCTGTCAAAAATTCTCCCGACAATAGGCTTCATGGTCGTATGTGGACTATTGGTACTCCAACCTTCAGGTGTCGCCATGAGCTTGTTGCTAATCTACCTTCTGTGGATTCTGTGTATGGAAAAGAAATGAGGTCATTACTTATCTGTGAGCCGGGTACTTCTATTGTAGGTGCTGACTCTGCAGGTAATCAGATGCGTGGTCTCTGTCATTACATCGGTAATGATGACTTCACTAATGAAGTTATTAACGGTGATGTACACCAACGAAATGCAGATGTATTAGGTACTAGTCGTAAAACAGCTAAACCTTTCTTATATGCGTTCTTGTTCGGTGGTGGTGCAGGTAAACTAGGTCTTATCCTTACAGGTAAACGAGATGCTAAGGCCGGTCAAGAAGCTTTAAATAAGTTTCAAGACTCAATTCCCGGAATGGCTGAGTTAAAACAATCTTTAGAGAAACAATTCAATGCAACCTCAAACACTTTTGGTAGTGACTTTGCTTTTGTACGCGGTCTGGATGGTCGTCTTGTATTTGTGTCCAGCAAGCATCAACTACTTAATTACCTTCTTCAAACAGCTGAAGGTATCACTTGTAAAGCGGCTATTGTTTGGCTTAAAAAAGAATTAATTAAGCGTAATATCCCATACTACTTTGCATTACACTACCATGATGAGTTAGCTGTGGTATGTAAGGATGAACACGTTGAGGAAGTAAAAGAGTTATCTATTCAAGCATTCATTGAGGCACCTAAAGCTTTTAATGTTACGTGCATGGGTGGTGATGCTCACATTGGAAAAACATATGCAGACGTACACTAATAAACTTACACCAGATTTACTCAGGCACTTAAAAACCTTAGCATTAAATTCTAGAGTACAAGTAGATCAAATATTATCCAATTCGTTATTACAGATAGCTACTGTTGATTTAAAACAAGAAGTTATTAAAAGTATTCGTATGGAAATAGCTAATGTTTTAGCCAAAAAAAGCAGAATTATTACTGGACCTAGTGATTATGATAATTACGGAGCAAGGTACCGAGGGATCTCTTGGTGTTTTAATGATGAAGAACTAGATAACTTTATTGCAGATATCTACACTGCAGGTCTTAATGCAAAGGATATTGTGTAATGGAAGAACTACAATTTAAACATGCTATTATTGATGCAGATTCTATTCTGTATCAGATTGCACATGTCCAACCGTCACCTGCTCTATGTAAGAAAGCTTTAGATAGCTCATTACAAGAGATTATGACAGCTACTGAAGCAGATAATGGTTTGGTATTTATTAAGGGTGCTAATAACTTTCGATATCATGTAGCAGTAGACTACAAAGGTAATCGTAAAGATACTATTGAGCCTGAAGTAAAAGACCGTATTGAGATGCTTTATGGTTATGCCAAAGACTTTTGTGTTGAGTCAGATGAAGCAGAAGCAGATGACTACTGTGGGGTTGCTGCTCAGTTAGCTATGAATGCTGATGAGTCATACGTAGTATGTCACATCGATAAAGACCTTGATATGATTCCCGGTTGGCATTATAACTTTCGTAAGAAAGAATTTTACCATGTTACACCTGAAGAAGGTTACTACAACCTGATGAAACAAGTCCTTACAGGAGATGCTACAGATAATATCCAAGGTATTAAAGGTCTTGGCCCTAAGACTGCTGAAAAGATTCTTAAGGATGTAACCTATGAGCACATGTTTGATAAGGTAATTGATACCTATAAGCTCAAATGTGGTAATGAATGGCAACATGCTCTTCACAAATCAGCTAATCTTATCTATATCCGAATGAATAGTGATGATTTTAAACCATTAACACTAGAAGAACTAAAAGAGAAATTTAAATGGAAGACTACGGACACTGGTACCCTCTCACAGACAGACCAGACAATGCCTTTGGATTCATCTACTACATCGAAAACCTTGAAACAGGAAGACGATACATTGGAAGAAAGCAACTAATAAGTGTCTCAAGAAAACTTAAGCCCGGAGCAAGCCGCCGTACTGTCACACGCAAGGAGTCTGATTGGCGCACATACCTATCAAGTTGCCGAGAACTCCTTGATGATATTAAACTCTACGGATCTGAAGCTTTTACATTTGTTATCTACAAATGGTGCGTTGGTCCCGGAGATCTTACATACAGCGAAGTGCATGAGCAATGGCAATGTGAAGTCTTATCACGAGATGAACTACCTAATGGAAAGCGTGTCTGGTACAATGGCAACATTGGAGCCGTCAAGTTTTTAAAACCTAAGAGTTATGAAGAAGCATAATCAACCTAAAGATATTGAAGAGTACATTAACTTTAAACAAGAGTTTGAACAACAATACAAACAAAAGAAACAAACACAGAAGCAAGCCAAAGAACGTAGGCGAACTATACGTGAGTTAAAAGAAGATCAAGAATACTGGAACTAATATGTCTAGATGGTATCATGCACCATGTCCTAAGTGTAATTCCTCAGATGCATTCTCATATAAAGATGAAGATGAATGGGGTTTCTGTTTTAGTTGTAACAAGTCATCACCTATTAATGGTGAAGTAAAAGCAAACACATACAAAGAAAATTACTCAATGCACACTCTATCTGAAATCGAAACATATGATACCCGTGGCTTTCAAGAACGTGATATCAAGAAAGTAATTGCAGCACATTATGGAGTTAAAGTTTCTTATGCTGAAGATGGTACTATCGCTAGCCATTTCTATCCGTACACTAAAGACGGAATGGTTGTGGCATACAAAGAACGCCAGTTACCTAAGAAGTTTATCATTCACGGAGACTTTAAAGATGTACAGTTCTTCGGTCAAAACACCGTTAGTGGTGGTAAACGAATCATTATCGCTGAAGGTGAACTCGATGCTCTGGCAGTTGCTCAAGCACAATACGATAAGTATCAACGATTTTATCCAGCGGTGGCGGTCCCATCGGCTAGCTCTAAGTCTCTCATTCTTGCACAACGTGAATGGTTAAGGAGCTTTGATGAAGTAGTATTAGCATTTGACATGGATGAACCCGGTCAAAAGGCTGCTCAAGAAGCTGCTAAGATTATCGGCTATGATAAAGTTAAACTATGTATTCTACCTGAGAAAGATCCTTGTGAAGTACTAATTAAGCATAGCTCAGATGTACTAATGAGTTGTATCTTCAATGCCAAAGAGATGAGTCCTGCTGGTATTGTTAAGGGTGCTGCTGTATGGGAACAATTTAAACTTAAACAGTCTATTGTATCACTGCCTTATCCTGAATGTTTAGATTCTTTAAATGAAAAGTTATTCGGTATGCGTCTCGGTGAGATCGTGTTGTTTACTTCAGGTACAGGTAGCGGTAAATCAACTGTTATTAAAGAGATTGTCTTAGACATTCTGAAGAACACACCTGATATGGTAGGTATGGTATCATTAGAAGAATCTATCGGTGATACTGCTGAAAAGTTTATTGGTATGCAACTCAAAAAGAATCTTACTACAGATAATGTATCTGAAGAAGAACAATTTAAAGCATATGAAGAAGTATTCAGTGATGAACGACTAGTATTGCTTGATCACCAAGGTTCTGTTAGTGATGAATCACTTGTAGATAAGATGGAGCGTCTTGCTTTAATGGGTTGTAAGTACATTATCCTTGACCACATCACCATTGCTGTGTCTGAGGGTTCTAAAGGTAAAACAGGTAATGAGGCTATTGACTCATTGATGTCTGACTTACTCAAGCTGTGTAAGAAACATAACATTTGGTTAGGTGTTGTATCTCACCTACGTAAAGGTGAAAAGCCATTTGAGGAAGGCCACTTACCTTCTATTGATGACATCAAAGGTTCAGGTTCTATTAAACAAATCTCGTTTGATATCATTGCCTTTGCCCGTAATATGATTGCTGAGACTGAGCAGATGCGTAATACTATTAAGCTACGTGTACTTAAGTCACGGTTTACAGGTAAGACCGGTGACTGTGGTAGTACTACTTATGATTCTAAAACAGGTCGTCTTAAACAAGCTAGCTTTGTAGACTTTGATTAATGAAATCTATTTATAAACCACACATCTATTGGCATGCTCCTTGGTGGAGGTGCCAACGACAAGACCCCAATAAACCTGGGGTTATTTTTATTGGTGACGGTTGGACACCAAAACAAGCATATAATTACTGCCTCAACATTAAACACTGAAGTATGAATCCACTACAATATCTTACTGAACGCGTATCGAAGATCATCCTCAACTCAGATAAGATTCAAAATGAAGGTGCTCGTCTTCTGGCACATCATTCAACATGGGAGTATGACCTTGAACGATTTATTAACGAAGCATGGGACAGTCTTCTTAGATACTGTATCCGTAACAAAAATGCTACACACTCTGCATCAGTTAAGCTCACCTTCGCATCTGATCTTATCGGCAAAAGAATCGCAAGAGCTATCGGTGCTGATGAAACAGATATCAAAACCACCCTCTCCTTGGGCGATCTTCTTCTAGAAACATTTCTTCAAGACGGATTGATCGATATATTCCGCGAGTATGAAGGTCGTAAGGCACCTTACTTAATCCGTATTGTTAACATGGATGACAACATTAAACCTACTCTTATTGGTACATCTTTTGAACCACTGCTACCTATCGCTGGTTTGTATAGTCAATTGACTAAAGATCCATTTATTAAAGGATGGACTAACAGCAAGCTATTCCATGAGTATCTTGATAAACCTTTCATTCGTAGCTTAGAAGCTTTACGTCAACAGCCTTGGTTACTTAACCAACCCTTGTTGTCTGCTATGAAAGAAGCCAAGCCACCAGAGATCTTAGATCTAGTAGATGAGAATGGTGAACTACAGTTCTACAACATTCACCATGAAAACCTTCACTTACCTAAGAAGCTTATGCACCTTGATGGTACTAAGTTTATGGGTAAGAAAGACCCTAAGTTACAGCGTATGCTTAGTAAGTTCTTTGAGTACACTCAGGTCATTAAGAAGGCTGAGTTAGTAGGTAACAAAACATTCTATCAAGAGGTGTCATGTGACTATAGAGGACGAGTATATTACGCAGAATCATTCCTTGAATTCCAAGGTTCAGACTTGGCTCGTGCCTTGTTCCTATTTGGAAATAAAAAGAGAGTTGATGAACGTGCATACTACTGGTTATGTGTACATGCCGCAGCATGCTATAACAAATCTTATACCATTGCCGAGTTGCAAGGACTAAACTACCTTACTACTGACTATATTAAGTACCTCAATGAAGAAGGTCTTGATACTATTTCTGTAGATAAGATGACCCTAGATGACCGTGCATTGTGGATTAAACACAATTTAGAGTTCATTATTAATACAGCTCGTGCTAAACACATCGAGCATAACGCTGAAAAACCTTATAGCTTTCTGGCTGCTTGTATCGAGATTGCTGGATACCATAAAGCAAAGATCTTACGTACAGAATACTTCAGCGGTTTACCTATCCCAATCGATGGTAGTAATAACGGATGGCAACACTTAGCTGCTATGTCTAAGGATAAACAAGCAGGTACTTTGGTATCATTAGTACCTACACCTATCCAGAAAGATTTCTACGTGGCTGTAGCCAAAGAACTTATTACGGTAATGCCTGACTGGTTTGAAGATCGTCAGATCCCTATGAAACATATCCGTAAAGGTATTGCTAAACGTGGTTCTATGACTCGTGCATACTCAGCAGGTAAACAACGTATTGCTAAGAATATGTATGATGACTGTCATATGGAAGGCTTTACAGTCAAGTATAACATTACTGAGGAAGACTGTAATAAATTAGCTAACAACCTTATTCAAGCTATCAATACAGTATGTGCTGGCCCTCTTAAAACAACTAAATACTTACAGAAGATTGCAGAACATGAACTTAATAGTGGAAGGAATCATCTTACTTGGCATACTCCTAGTGGCTTTCCTGTCGTTTATAAAGCTTATCTACAACACGAACGAAAACAACGAGGTACCATCAAAGGTATTCAAGGTAATAAGGACGGTCGTGTCATGCACGTTATTAAAGTTGACGTACTTAACAAAGAGACTGGTGAACGTGTACCTTGTCGGCGTAGTTTTGCGTCTGGTGTTAGTCCTAATGTTGTTCATTCCTATGACGCTGCTCACATGGCTAATACTATTGTTGGGTTCAATGGTTCATTTGGTGCTGTTCACGATTCGTTTAGTACCCATGCATGTGAAGTGGATTTTCTACAGGAAGTAACTAAGCAAACATTCATTGCACAGTATGATGTAGAAAACTTCTTTGATGTCCTACAAGATACTCTTATGCTTAATAAGGATACTTTTAGTTACAGTCAACCTCTCCTAGGTACACTTGATATCTCAGAAGTCCTTGATTCTAAATACTTTTTCTGCTAATCTCGTAATAGTTGGTGCCTAATACTAACAACAATAAGGAAACAAATGAACATTAAAATTGAGTATGTACGTGATAACTTACTAACAGATTATGCTGTAGATATGATCATGGATTTCTATGCTAAGGAAGGTGAAACATCACCTCAAGATGTGTTTGCACGGGCAGTATGGGCTTGGAGTGTATACAAAGGTGTACGTGATGAAGATTTAGCACAGCGTTTATATGATTATGTATCTAATAAATGGTTTATGTTTGCCTCACCTGTGCTATCTAACGCACCTATTGACGGTCAAAAGGCTAAGGGATTACCTATCAGTTGCTTCTTAACCTATGTACCTGATACCGTACAAGGTTTAATTGATCACTCATCTGAACTACGTTGGTTGTCAGTTATGGGTGGTGGTGTTGGTGGTCACTGGTCTGATGTTCGTTCAGTATCTGATGTAGCACCCGGTCCTATTCCATTCTTGCATACAGTAGATGCTGATATGACTGCTTACCGACAAGGTAAAACAAGGAAAGGTTCTTATGCTGCTTACCTTAACATTGAGCATCCTGATATTCTTGAGTTCATTGGTCTACGTATTCCTACAGGAGATACTAACCGCAAGTGCTTTAACCTACATAACGCTGTTAATATCTCAGACAAATTTATGGAAGCGGTTAAAACAGGTAGTAAGTACGAATTGATTGACCCTAAGGTAGGTAATACAGGTGAATTCTTAGATGCACGTACTGTCTGGGCTAAGCTACTTGAAACTCGTTTCCGTACTGGTGAGCCTTACTTAAATTTTATTGATACAGCTAATGAAGCTTTACCTGAAGAACTAAAAAGTAAAGGTCTTAAGATTTATGGTAGTAATCTTTGCAATGAGATTCACCTACCAACATCCGATGATCGAACAGCGGTATGCTGCTTGTCCTCAGTTAATTTAGAATACTATGATGTATGGAAGAACACTCATATGATTGAGGATCTTGTACGTATGCTTGATAACGTACTTGAGTACTTCATTGAGAACGCACCTGATAGCTTATCACGGGCAAAGTACTCAGCTATTCATGAGAGATCTATTGGCCTTGGTGCTATGGGGTTTCATGAATACCTACAACGTCACGGGATTCCTTTTGAATCTGACAAATCGCGACTAGAAAACATTGCTATCTTCAGTAAGATTAAACAGCAAGCTGAAAAAGAAACTTTCTGGTTAGGTGAATATCGAGGTGAAGCTCTTGATATGATTGGTAGTGGTAAACGTAATGCTCACTTACTAGCTATTGCACCTAACGCTTCTTCGGGTATTCTTTTAAGTACATCTCCTAGTATCGAGCCTAATAAGGCTAACGCCTACACACACCGTACACGGGCAGGTTCTTTCTTAGTTAAAAATAAGTACCTTGAAAAGAAACTGGATGCATTAGGTATGAACACAGAAGCTGTTTGGTCTTCTATTATTACTAATAAAGGTAGTATTCAACATTTAGATTTATCTAAAGAAACAAAAGATGTATTTAAAACATTCTTTGAATTAGACCAGCATTGGGTTATTACTCATGCAGCAGATCGACAATCCTATGTGTGTCAAGGTCAATCAGTTAACTTAGCTTTCCCTTCAGGTTCTGATCGAGCATACGTTAATTCAGTACACTACGCTGCTTGGGATAAAGGTCTTAAAGGGTTATACTATTTACGTACTGAAGCTAAACAACGAGCAGAGAATGTCTCTGAAAAAGTAGAAGAAAACAAATTGACTGAAGTAAAAGAAACAATTATCTATGGCAAACCAAACTGTCCCCAATGCTCAATGGCTAAATCGCTCCTTGACTCAAGAGGAATTCAATATGACTATGTTGACATTACTACAACAGGTAAGTCAGCGGCTGAAATCACTGGAAGACCTGATGTCAGAAGTCTACCCCAAATCTATCTTAGCGGAAAGTATATTGGAGGATTTAATGAACTCTATAATCACTTTCGAGACAGTGGGTCCGGAACAGTGAGCGAAGAAGATAACGAATGTAAAGCTTGTGAAGGATAATATGTCATCATTACTAAACTTTTCTAAAACCTACAAACCATTTAATCACGAGTGGGCTGTAGAGATTACTAAGAAACACGAAGAAATCCACTGGACAGAGGATGAGGCTGACTTATCTGAAGATGTTAATGATTGGAAAATCAAACTAACAGAAAGTGAAAAGGATTTTATTACTAATATCCTTCGTTTGTTTACTCAAGGTGACGTACAAGTAGGGCAAAACTATTATGACTACTTAATCCCTAAGTTTAAGAACAATGAAGTACGAGTAATGCTTGGTTCCTTTGCTGGTCGTGAAGGTACTCATCAACGTGCTTATGCTTTGCTTAATGATACACTAGGTTTACCTGATGAAGAGTTCCATAAGTTCCTTGACTACAAAGAAATGTCGGACAAGATCGACTTTATGGCAAGGTCCGACTCTTCAACGCAGTCTGGTTTAGCTCTATCATTAGCTAAATCAGTGCTAAACGAAGGTGTATCTTTGTTTGCTTCCTTTGTTATGCTACTTAACCTACAACGGTTTGGTAAGATGAAGGGTATGAGTACTATTGTTGAATGGTCTATTCGAGATGAGACTGTACACGTAGAAGGTAACTCACGACTATTCAGGGAGTTTTGTAACGAACATCTTAAAGTAGTTAACGATGAATTCAAGTCTAAGATCTATCAGATGGCCCGTGATGTGGTAAGTCTTGAAGATAACTTCATTGACTTAGCATTTGCTGAATATGATATTGAAGGTATCACTAAAGAAGATGTCAAGCAGTATATCCGGTATATTACCGACCGTAGATTGCTTCAACTAGGTCTTAAAACTAACTTCAAAGTAAAAGACAATCCACTAACTTGGCTAGACTGGATTCTTAATGGTGTATCCCACGATAACTTCTTTGAGAAACGTGTTACTGAATACTCAGTTAACGGTATGGAAGGTGACTGGTCTTGGGATAGTATTACTAAGTAAACTATTTAATTAGTCGGTTCCTAATAGTAAAGGATGTTGAGAAGCATTGGTGACTTCAGGGGATTGTAAATCCTCCGCTCCAAGGAGCACACTTGGTTCGATTCCAAGAGCATCCACCAAAAACAAATGTGCCTCTAGCTCAATTGGCAGAGCAGTGGATTCCAAATCTACAGGTTGTAGGTTCAAGTCCTACGGGGTATGCCAAAAACACTCAAGATAGCTTAACTGGTTAGAGCAGTGAACTCATAATTCATTGGTTATTGGTTTGAGTCCGGTTCTTGAGACCAAATAGCGGGTAAGGTGGTCACTACTGCAGTCTCATAAGCTCGCAGCATCACTGGTTCGAATCCAGTACCCGCTTCCAAACACCCTACCTTAGGTGCCGTTGTCGTCTGCGGAACAGGCGTCCTATGTAGCTCCCGCATAGTAAAATAAAGGGAGCAACTTATATCTCGTTAGCTCAGTTGGATAGAGCAACAACCTTCTAAGTTGTCGGTCAGTCGTTCGAATCGACTACGAGATACCATTAATAACTCTAAGGTATGAAATGAAAAAATATATTGGCATTAAATATGTTAATGCAACTCCAATGACTCGCCAGCAGTACAATGATTTTCGTGGATGGACTGTTCCTGCAGATGAAAATCCAGATGATGAAGGTTTCTTAGTAGAGTATACTGATGGTGGTAAAGCTAATACCAATCAGTATACAGGATATGTTTCTTGGTCTCCTAAATCTGTATTTGAAAACGCATATAAGGAATTAGCATAATGAATTTAGCACAACAATTTTACTTCACTATTCTCGGTGACGAAACACTACTTAAACTACATTCCCGTGGTAAATCCCTAAGCTTCACTAAGAAGGGTCCGGGTCGTACGCATCAACAAGGTAAAGTTAATGTCAAAGAATAATAAATATCATTCCCGTAAGTTCTTAAATAAAAAGCAAGGAATGGCGGCTATTGAATGTACAGGTAACTTTACAGAATATTCTATTGATATTGATATTAATATCTCTGATTGTAGTCGTAAGGTATCATTAGACTTCTATGCTATGAATCCTAAAGATGCTAAAGAAAAACTTAATAAACTTGACTTGTTGCTATCTGAAATTGCAGCTGCAAGGGTATACTACGCAGATAGTATTTCTGTATTTGAAGAGTTGTACAACAACAAACAAAAAGAAGTTAAGCTACGTAAGAACCGTAATACAGAAAAATACAATGATGCAACAGTATCTTTACATGAGTTATTAGCCGATGATTAACGAACACGATATTGAGGATATGTGTCCTCCCTTAACAGAAGAAGACTACATTAATGATGATCGTGCTTATTGGATTGATACCGAACTTAATGGTATTAAAGTGCAAATGGGTTTCGGTCGGTACAAGCTTGGTAATACCAAACTAGCTGAGGAATAATATGTCAGGTAAAGGTTCAGGTCGTAGACCTACTAACGAAGAACAATATAAGAACAATTGGGATACTATCTTTGGTAAAAAGAAAGTAGAACAAGAACAGAAAGATAATAATGAGCTGCCAGAGCAAACTAAAAACACTGATCAGTGATAATTTTATTGTATACTTTAAGTCACAAGTATATCATTTAAATATTACCGGTCCTAATTTCCCTCAGTACCATACATTATTGCAGGAAGTATATGAGTATTTAAGCACTGCCCACGATGACCTTAATGAACAGTGTCGTCAGATGGGTAACATGTGTATGACTAGTCTTAAAGAATATGCCGAAGAATCTAACTTTACTTTAGATAATAAAGCAAAAACAGATAAGGCTATGCTAGATGACTTGACTAAAGCACTGGATAGCATTCACATGTCTGCTCAAATTCTTTACACAGAGGCAGGTGCTGAAGGTCACGGTGCCTTAGAAACATTTATCGGAGACTATATGACAGGTGTCTCCAAGTTACATTGGAAGGTTAAATCATGTCTCAGTTAAAAAGCTATAACGTACAAGCGTTACGCGGTCATAATTATGATGACCATACATTCCAAGCAGATATGCGCGATGTAGGTGTATATGTTCCTGATGAACTACTATACACCAAAGAACTTGGTCCATATGTGATGAATGAAATTTACAAACAATCTGTATCAGGATTACCTAATGTCGTTAACGATATGACAGGTCGCCCTTATACTGAAGAAGAAGCTAAAGAAGTTGCAGGAGCTAATCGTGCTCAAGCACTAGATATGTATAATCAATTACTATCAGTTAAATAAAAAAAAAAAATAACCCTACCAGGATAATTCCTAGTAGGGTTTTTATTTGCTTAAGTCATGAAATAAATCTTGCCTTGTTTAGCTTTTTGTTTTACTTTGTCCATAGCCTTACGTTTCTTTTCCAATCCACGATTAATCCAGCTATTTAAACCACCTTCATTATTTGACTTAGCAGATCGTTGACCTGAAATATCAAAATAAACTACAGCAGCTTTTACAAGTAATGTTACTTGTGCTGGAGTAAGAACAGTAGCTCCTGATCTTTCAGAAGGGTTAACATAACCACTCTTAGGGTTATCTAATACTTCTTTAAACTCTTTTTGAGCTTGCGATAGGTTCTTACTATCCTGAATATAACCATACTCGCGATCTAATGTAACAAATAAACCACGATAAGGGCTGCGACTATCAATAACAATCTCACCTTGTTTTTGGATATCAGCAAAAGCTTCTCTTAACTGCTTTTCAAAATCTTCTTTAAATGGTTTTTGGATATCCCATTCAAATACTTTAGGTGCAATAATATTGTTGGCAGTGTATAACACATACGGATAACTGGTAGCATCTGTAATAAAGTTATCGAATACAGGTAACATATACATCATCTTGGCAGGATCTTTACCGCCGTTAACATAGTTCATTGTATCAATGACTAATGCAGACTCCCTATACTGACCTAGTAATGGGCCGATCTGATTAATTGCGGCAGTACCTTCACCGGGTTCCCATACAGTACCATCTTCGAATGTCTTTGGTTTAGCAGCTGCTAATGGGTTAAACATAGCACGAGTAAGCTTTACCTTACGCTCATTAGCGCCTGAACCAATTGTAACAGTAGTGCCTGTTTCAACAGGACTCATATTACCAAGGCTCATCTTCTCACCATATAAACCTTCAGGATGTGGCACTCGACCAAGCATCTGAAGTACTTTAACCATTTTCTTTGGTAATACAAATTGCCATTCAGATACAACATCCTTAAGTGTAAACTTAAAGATCTCATTGATGTCCTTGATAGCTGCTTCTGTATCACCGTTATAGTATGTTACTAATTCATCAGTAAAATCGGGATGATCTTTAAGGAAGGCTCTTGCTTCTTCTAAGTGATAAGCTAATGGTTTACCATAATCAGTAGTAAGTAGTACTTTCTTGGCTAATGATTTATTGAATGCTCTGCTCTCATACTTATTAAGCAGTTCTTTAAACTTTAAAGCCTTTTCACGTTGATCTAAACCAAATGCTTTATCAATACTTTGCTTCTTAGCTACATCAACGAAGTAAGTTCTTGGGTTACCTTCAGGTTGTGTGTCATCAAATACACCATCTCTGTCGGCAGACTCCCATAACAAACCAACACGCTCAATAACGTTCATCTCACCAATGTCCATAGCTAAGAACGCTCTACCAGCAGAGTTCATATCGATAGCTACAGTTGCTTTAGGTAGGAATGGTTTGTTACCTTTTTTAGCATCCAAATAGTTAGATGCATCTACATAAGCCTGTAGTACGTAACCCCAAGTTTCTCTGTCAGAGTTATCTAGCAGAGTTTGTAAAGCAACTTTCTGTTCATTAGTTAACTTAGTAGGATCTATCGTTTGAGGATCAACCATAGCGTTATAAATATCGCGTTTAGTTGATGGTACAATTGACTTTAATAATGATCCTACTTGAGCAGCTTCAATCAAGAACTTAGGAGTAACAGCTTCAAGGATACCGGGAGCAGTCATGTTTTCAGTAGTCATACCTACAGTACGACCAACATCTAGTACTCGACCAAGAGTCATTAGGAATCCTAATTCTCTTTCTTGTGAAGACAAACTACCAACATCAAAGTTACCTGACCTTGCTTTGTTACCTACTCTATCCCAGTATTTCTCAGCGGTAAATCTGTTTACACCTGTCTCATGATAATTACTATCCATCATAAATGGATTACCAATGCCATTAGTAATACCTCTGGTAAACTTATTACGTTGTTCGTTAAAGTCTAACGTATCGTTGTACAAGCGGTGTACTGAATAGTCTTCCCAATGAGGGGTATACCTTGGATTACCTTGAGCTAAAGCATTAGCAAGCATAGTAAGTTCTTTACCAAGGTTATTTAACTTATCCTTAACAACAGGGCTACCTTCTTCTACATCTCGTTTAGTAATCTTAAATAAATTAAGAGTACTGAATGGTGCAGGGTTTTGTGGGTTATTTTGAGCTTCAATAAGAGCATTACCATACATCATTGCACCAATATAAGCCTTACCGGGACCAACTAACCTACCAATACTACCGGCAATACGTTTAGCTTCAGTAACATTATCTAATTTTTCAAAGTTAACTTTTTGTTTATCACCTCTGCGAATATTACGCATAGCACCAGCATAGTTACCCTCTTCAGTAACAGGTACTGTCTGAGACATACCTGCACCAGCCTCACCTAAAGTACGTCTTAAGTTACGGCCATTAGAATAAAACTCAGTACCAAATACTGGGTTTAATCGAACGATACGAGTACCATCGAGTGCATTATCTAATGTAAGAATATCAGCATCAACAAGAGCGTTAACAGCAGTAGCACCAGCTGACTGAGCATCTACGTTCTGACCCTTCATGGTACGAGGGTCTAATGGATTATTAGTCTCATCTACCTGAGTACCTTTAGCATAACTTTTAACTAGTCTACCTAATGTTTGTTCAACAACATCTAAGGGAACACCGCCATTGACAGCACTCTTTGGGATAGCTACATCACCCTCTTGGGAAAGAATAGAATCCAAGTAGTCAAATGTATCTTTTTCGTCAGTCTGAATTTCACCATTACCGGTTTTAGCAGCACCAGCAAGCATAGGTGCAATCATGTTAGCAGCTAATGTGATGTTAGAAGCTACTTGCTTAGTACTTAAACCAAGGCCTTGCTTAAGATAAGTCATACCGGATAAGTCTACAGGTGTAGCACTACCTTCTTCAGTAAGGCTAACCATACTACGAGACAGTGCTTCACCAACATCCTTAGCTGCACGTTGGATAGTACCTGCTTGTGTAGGTAGTACAGCTTCAGGGAACGCATCCCGTAGCTCTTGCTGTGATTCCCAATCAATATTAACTGATTGAGCTAACTGAGCTTGTTTTGCTTTCTCAGCCTCTAATTGTTGTAGCCTTACATCATAAGGAGTTAACTCACCAGTTGCTGAAAGAGTTTCCCTTTGTACATCCACAACATCATTAAAGGGTTGTGGTTCCATTTCTTGTTGTTGGAAACTAGGAGCAGCAAAAGATTGATACTCCTCTTCTGTTGGCATAGTAGGTACAGGTGGTACATTACCTTGAAAGGGTGTACCAGTAGACTGCATGTTAACAGGAAGTTCTGCTTGGGCGTTTGCCCTTGCAGCAGCTTGGTTGGCAAGTTGTTGTTCTAAGAACTTATTACCGATTGGTGGTACCTGACTAGGTACATTGACATTAATAGCCATTATTTACTCTCCGAGTGTTTTCTGAAGATATTTAGCAAAGGCGGGAGATGTCCCGAAGATCGGAAGCAGCCTTGCACCCTTCTCAATTTCTTTGCCTTCTTGGGCAGAGAGGGCTGAGTTAACCCTGTTGATATAAGCTAGTTGTGGTGATTGATTAGAAATGTTTTCATATACATCGCCAAGAACAGTCTTACTGTACTTATCGTTTCCGGTAATATCAGATACTGTATCCCATACCCGTTGACCAGTACCTAAAATACCCATTTGACCAATAGCTCTTTGGAATTGCTTATCATCCTTGAGCCATTCAGGTGGTGATTCACCATACTTAATCATATCTTTAATATACAAAGCAAGCATAGCTAAAGCAAACATCATAGCAATAGTGGCTGCAGCATTACCTTGATCTGCTGAACCCTTACGGTTTAAATCAGTAATTAATCTGGGTAATACGTTAGCAGTAAAAGTAGATGTGTAGCCTTGGAATTGAGTAAACAATCTAAGGTAAGGATCACTGTAGAACTTAGGTCTGTTAAGTTGTGAAGGAATAACCACAGCTTCGTTAATAAAGTTGTATGCACCTCTTTGAAGGTTGTCTAAGACTCTTTGTTCTGAATCAATACTATGTTTAGTAATATTATTCATGTAATCATAGTCAATACCTAATCGAACTAAATGTTCTTTGGCATCAATTACTGCTTGATCTGTTGGGTCACCTGACTTAACAATAGATAACCAGCTATTGATAGCATCTGCAGCAATACCTAACTTAGCATTACGAGTAATGGTAGTCATTGAAGTCAAACCAGTGACTTTAAAAAAACCTTCTGTCCACTTCTGGAAATAACCAGACATGATATCATTACGGTGAGCAATACCACCTTCTCTTAAATACCCTGCATTAGATAAAGCAATCCTATGCTCTACTGGTTTAGTACCTTTGTTAGTTACCGATGCACCTAACTCTTTAAACAAAGAACCAAATTCTTTACCAAAGGTATTTAGTAATATACGAGTAGCTTTAATAGATTGGGGTTTATTTAGGTTACGATATACCTGAGCAAACTCTACGGTAGAACTAATAGCAGCTAGTGGTAGTGAAGTAATAGTAGATAAGAAGTTAACAGTACTTAAAGCACCACGAACATAAGGATTAGTTATGGGGTGATACTTACCTGCACGCATATCTAAGAAATCTTTAATCTCTTTAGCCATGAATGAGGCTTCTTGTTCTGTAATGTCACCATTATCTTTTGCAGCTTGAATTAAAGCAGCTAACTTAGAACCATCTTTACCAATAAGATTTGTATTAATATTCTTAGCAGCACCTCTTGCAGATAATGTATAAGCATTGTCTACGATATCGTGAGAAAAATATTTCTGGAACTTACCACGATTTTCTGGTGTATAAAGCTTTTTGGCTAACTCATCTTTATTCTTTAAAGATGCAACATCAAAGTTAAGGATGTCATCTAAGGCATCTTCCATTGAGTTAATGTTATTGTTATCGAGTACTGAGTTAGCAATCTTAGTTGCCTCTTGTTGAGATAAACCTAATGTATCAGATAGATCAGAAACAAATTGTTTAAAGTATCTAGATACAACAGTCTTATCTAATGGTCTTTGTTCAACAAAATCGTCAAAGCGTAATTGACTGTTTGTTGCATTGTTATATGTAGAAATTAGGTTATCAATACGATTAGCATACTCAACAATACCATCTTTGTATTGTGCGTATTCACCTAGCTCAGTATCAAGATCAAACTTACCTACAACATTATCCATGTTCTCAGCAAACTGAGCTTTCTTTCTACGAACAAGTCTTTCCATTAAGTCAAGTACTTTAGGGTTAGATAATAGAATAGAAATATTCTTACTATTCATACCATTAAACATAGATTCCATTTCTTCTTTGGTACCGAAATGCTTATGAATGTTTGTTTCTAATAGTGCTTGTTGATCAGTAATAGATGAGCCATTAAGGGGATTACCTGCACCAAGTAATGTGGCTAAGGCAGCTGTGTACTTACTCTTATGAACGTTATCACCCATAATAGTGTTAGACCACTTATCCCATAGAGATGAAATACCTTTATCTTCCCACCAAGAACTTAACTTAGATGGGATACCTTGAGTAGATCGTTTAATAGCCTCAGCCTCGGCCAATTTATCTAAACTAACTTCTTGGTTACTATTAAAGGCCTCATTAGCTACTTCAGTTGCATAAGGAACATTACCTTTAAACTGTTCTCTGAACTCGACATCATTACTCCGATTAACTGTTTTATCAGAGAAGGTTAAGTTACGAGCAACAGCACCTGTACCACCAATAGTTCCACCTAATAACGCACCGCCTACAGTAGCATTAAGTACTCGGTTCTTTAACTTAGAATACTCTTCGCCTTCAGGTACATTTAAACTAGATGTCTCACCAAAGTATTGTACTAATTCTTGTAGACCTTCGGTTGGGCCTTCAGATACAGCACCCATACCAACTGCTTTACCAATATTAAGAGCGCCAAGCTGTTGTCTTGCAGCTACAATTCGTGCAGCATCAGCTACGTCTTTAACAGACGCTTGTGTAGCTTTTACAATCATAGCTTCAGCAGCTTCTTTACTAAAACCTTTCTTTAGTAATTGTGCTTTAACTAATTCTTGTGTAGCTGTAGATGTGATGTTTAGGTTAGGTGCTTTAACTAAACCAGCAATACCTAAACGATCTAATGCAGCTTGTGTAATACCTGAGATTAAAGCGGTACCAGCGTTCTTTTCTTTTTGTTCGTTCCATACATTACCTGTATAGATAGCTGCAGGAGCTGATAACGATAAACCAAAAGTAGCAGGAGCAGCAAAAGCAGAAGCTAAAGATACAATCATTTGAGGTGCAGATGAGGCAGCAGTACCAACTAAATAGTCAGTTAACTTACTGAAACTATCTAGTTTCCAGTTACCTTTCTCATCAATAGCTTCAGCATTACGTAGATACGGTAATGATTCTAACTCAGATTTTAATGCACGCACATTAGATGTACCTACATTACTTAAGAATTCTGATCCAGTAGTTTTACCGATAAGATCAATAGCCCCAAATAAACCTTGTTGCATTTGGGCAAAGCCAATATCCAGTCCTGTAGATAAATTACTTGTAGCCTTACCTGTTCTATCTTCACCTTCACGGACAATAGCTGGACCAGCAAAATAATCACTACGACCAGCATCATCTACAGAAGCACCAAAAGATTTAGCATCTGGTGTAAATACTTTTGCACGTACACCAAATTGATTTCTTTCTTCATTAAGCTTATCTAGCAGTAAATCAGCCTCAGTTTTACGGCCCTGATTAATACGCTGTTGCCGATCAATTCTACCCCAATACATTGAATTAGTTTGATCTAATGTAGGAGTTAAAGATGGATTAACAACACCCATCTCTAATAGCTTGGTAGTTAATTTGTTACCATAAGGGTCAGCTAAATCACCCATTCTACGGTTATATTTATCAACCTCTTCAGTAACAATTGGTGTGGTGAAATTACCCTGACGAGCAATGTCTCCAACAATCTTTGTTTGTGTATCAGCACCTGGTTGAGATCCTTCAAAGGCACCCCTTGAAGGATCTACCTTTGAAGTCTCTGCGGCATTAATACCTCTCATACGTACTGGTGTACCATCAGCAGTAGTAAAGGTATCGGCATCTTTGAGTGTATTCTCACCTACTTTAAAGTCAGAAGCTCTAGGGATAGACGAAACATCTATTCCAATATCTGATAATACTTTTTCTAATCTATCCATATTACCTCTTGTTTATTGTTTCAGTCCTTTAGACAAAGTATCTTTCATAAACATATAGAAAGAGCTTTCTTCAGGACCAGGTTTAGCATACTGTTCTCTTAGCTTAGGGTTATTAGTCCAAGCTGTAGCCATCTTTTGATACAACGCTTGTTGTGCAGCAGCATTAGTTTGACCACCACCCAAATCAGAAGATGCTTGTTTAACTAAGTAATCTAACTGAACAATCTTTTCAGGCGGCATTACTTTAGCTTTATCACCAGCACCAATCTTAAATAAATCAGGGTTAATACCTGAACGAACTGTAATCATTGAACGGCTTAAATAAGGTGTAATGTCTGTTACTTTTACTTTACGAGTCTGCTGATCATTGATCATATCCTGTACAGCTACGTTCATAATGTTTTTACCTTCAAGCATTTCACCAGAGTCACTTGGTTCAAAACCAATAGACTTAAAGAATGAAGCAGCTTGAGCACCAATAGCGGATGACGTAGGTACGTTAGCTCTTGCAGTATTAGGTTTATCTTTTACTTTAGAAGCACCATACACTTGTTCTAGTGCTTGGTCAGCAATAGTGTTAGCATCTTTCTCAACCCATTCTTTTACCCGATTAGCTTTAGCTGTAGGTGAATGTGTTGCAGAAGAATAATCTACTACGTTATAACCTAACTTTTGTGCATTAGCTTGGAAAGAACTTAAGGGTACCTTATTATTAGTACGTGGGTCAATTATCATTTGAATAGTATCACCAGCACCTTTACCAGTTTTGGTTGTTGCTTCAACTACTTGGAATACCATACCTGACTGTGGGCCACGATCAATAGTGTATTGTTTACCAGTTTCTTTAAATGAATAAGTTGTTTTAGGTGAACCAAGATCATCAATTGTTCTTGATTTTAAATACTTATCAATATTAGCTGGTTCATAACCTTGATCAATTAACTTATTACGCTCAGTACGATCATCAACTGCTTTAATCTTTTCACGTTCAAAGTCCTGCTGTGCTTGAGCAACATTACGTCTGTCAGCACTAATTAGAGTATCCTTAGCAGCAAATCTTAATGAACCGCCTACAGAACCGCCAGTTAGTAAACCACCCGCAGCAACTACAGCAAATCGAGCAAGATCTTTATCATTAAATAAACTCTTATCACCACCATAAATACCGGCAATAAAGTTTTCTAAGAAAGATTTCTTTTCTACAGGATCAACAATCTTTTCTGCTTGCTTAGTAGCTTCTTGAATTTGAGGTGCTACCTGTTGAGAGAAACCAGCAATCATAGCATCAAATGCGGCAGTATCTTTAGGTACTTCTTGGCTTACAGAAGGTGCCTCAGGTAATTGTGGAGGCATAACAGCAGGAGGTACATTACCTTCGTTAGCTGGTAATACTGCAGCAGGAACCATAGCATCAATAGCTGCGACTCGTTGTGCAACATCAGGTTTAACAGTACCTCTTCGCTCATCGGCCCATTGTTTTTGCTCTGGGGTAGCTTGTGGTCTAGGTACGTTTAATGCTTTATTCTCAAGCTCTTGAATACGCATACGAGCTTTACCAACCTCATTAGCTGGATAAATATTGCTGGATACTACTTTCTTTAGAGTAGCTAATTCATCTGACTCAGCAGGGGTAAGGGTACTGGCAACAACGTTATTATTTGTTTTATATTTACCACCACTCTCAACACTGGTAATAACATCAGCCATTAAACCAATCTTATCAGAGGGTACTTTGTCACTTAATGAAATACCTAATTTATCACCAATAGTCTTGGCATACGCAGAAGGGTTATTTCTGTCACCAGCAGGTGCATACTTATTCATAGTATCAAATAAAGTCAGACCTCTTTCTTGAGTATCTAATTTAATTTGATTTTCTAAAGCTTGTCTACCAGATTCTGGTGTTTCAAATCTTGCCCAATAGCCACCACCAGCTTTGGGTTCACCTTTAACAGCACCTTTTTGACCAACAAAGATTAGGTTACCGGGGTTGTTATGCCTTTGAGCTACTGTTAAGGCTGCTTCTTGACCTGTATTTGCTAAAGGAGCAACAGCTACGGGTACAGCAGTATTAATAGGTACTGCATTAGTTAAGAGTCTTGGATCAGGTGCTGGAGTACCTAATGATAATTGAGGTACATATACAGGGATTTCTTGGGTAGTAGCATCAAAGGGAACAGATACGTTACCATCATTATAGTACTTAACGCCGGTAGTACCATCAGAATAGTACTCACCTTTGTAACCTTCAAACTTACTAATAGCACGAGACAATGCGGGTACTTTATCCATTGGAACCTTTGCTGTTGGGCTGACACCAATCTCTTTAGATAGGTTCTTAACATACTTTGCAGTATTATTTTCACCCTTAGGTGCGTATTTAGCCATCATTTGTTTAATGTTTTGGCCACGTTCTTGTGTGTTCTTTGTTACTTGTCGTTCTAAAGCTTCAATACCAGATTGAGGATTAGCAAAGAGAGCAAAGCTACCGCCACCGGGTTTAGGTACACCGGGAATAGCATTGGGCTGACCAGCATACATAAGATTACCGGGATTATTACTACGAGTAGGAATGTTTTCAATGTACTTACCTTCATACATAGGTGCAGTATAACCCATCCGTGGATCTTGGATTGTTAATGGTTGTACCTGTTCTTGTACATATTCAGTACCATCGGCATAACCCATAATTTTATTTTTATTACGACCCTCTTTAACCATTTTCTTAATGGCTTTTTTATTTTTAGGGTTTTGTGCAGCAGGAGCTGGAATAACAGCTTCACCGGGTGTGAGCATAGCAGGGACTGTATCAGTACCCTTAGGCATCATACCGGGTAAACGTCTTTGCCCTTGCCCTAATATTTCTGAATCCGCTAATGGATTCATAGAGGGTAAACCAAGTTTCTGTCTGTTAATGCGTGGTACTTTTACAGTACCTTCAGCTAACTTCATCGCATGGTTTTCTTCTTTGTGAGCAATACCTTGGGACGCTTTGGCACCAGCCTCTTTAAGCTTTAGCTGATGTAGCTGATCTTTACGTTGTTGTTCTTGAGTAAATGCAGCATTCTTACGCTGTTCATCTGCACCAAGCTTTAAATATTCTCTATATTGTTTTGCGCTAAGCGGACCCATAGTATCTCCTTAGAAAATTCCTAATTTCTTTGCCAGTAAACCAGCACCAATAGCCCAACCAACTGGGCCTAATGCGGCTAATGCAGCCTCACCGCCAACCATAGCAGCTCCAGTACCTGCAGCAGCACCAGTAGAGGCTAATGCGCCACCGGTAGCTGCAGTACCCGTACCTGCAAGAGCAGCACCTGTAGCAGTAGTAGAAGCTAATGGGGCAGCTAAACCGGGAATACCAGAAGCAATAAGACCTTCAGTAGCTGCAGTGGTAGCAGCGGGTGCAAGTGACATTGCCGGTGCTGATGTACCTAATACTGATCCTGCTGATAAAGGAGCAACTACAGCAGGTGCCATAGCTGCTTTATATCCTGCACTTAAGCCAGTAGCAGCAGCATCAACGCCTTTACCTACAGCCATAGATTGCAATTGTTGTTCTAATGGATCTGGTTGTGTATACAATACACCGGGTGCTTGTTCTTGAGAGGGTTGAATGGACGCGCCTAATGGAGCAACTGGTTTTTGTTGGTTAACCCATGACCAAGGATCTTGTTCGTACATCATTTACCTCCACTAACACCCTGCTGTCTTGCGGGATTACCATATGTTGTAGAAGCATAACGTTGTAATGCTTGCCAATCGGCATCTAACTGTTGTTGATTAATGTTACGTTCTTCAGAACCTAATTTAGTTAGATTAGATGCAGTAGTACCCGCAGTAGATACACCTTGACCAACTGAAGTACCAAGAGCTGCTTCAGCACCAGCCTTGTTAGTAATTACTTGTTGAGCGAATTTAGCTTTAGCCGCATCTTCTGAAGTTTTCTCTGCAAGAGCATGTCTGGCAGAACCAAGTACACCGCCAGAACCAAATTGGCTACCTAAGTTAGCAGATGACATTCCAACATCTAGCTTCAGCGCGTCTTGTAACTCAGCAGCACCGCCCGTTTCAGCCATTTGCTTTAATCGTTCTTGTTGTTGTGCCAATGTTTCAAGGCCAGTATTACCTGTATTGGATATAGTATCACCCATACCAAAAGCGGTTTCTTGGTTAGCTGTAGCACCAGCTACTTTACCTAAGTCGCCTGACTCGTATAAATTTTTTGCTTCCCCTTGTACTTGCTGTAAGGCAGGTTTTGCCCAATCAGGGATTGTTTCAATCGTTTGAGGGTTACCACCTCCACCACCATATTTTTTAACTAATTTATATTTCATTCTAAATCCTTTCGCATTACCACGTAGGCTTGCTTAAATCCGGGAACGTATTGAGGTAGGACTTTAGCCCAACCTTGTCTACCCCATTGTTCAATTGCTTTACAACCATTGTCCCGAGCAAACTGCTCCACAGTTGGAAAGACTTTAGATTGTTCTTCAAAGTTACTGCCACTAAAAGCAATAATATGAAGTGTTTTGTGTTGTGTGTATTGTAGGAATTCAGTTAATCCTACACCTACAATAATACCATGATCAACAACTGCCCAACATTGAGCAATATTAACAAGTACTTTAGTTAAGTAGTCAGTTAGTGTAGACTCTCCTTGTCCATGCTCAATTACTTGTCGTAGGTATCTGGATAATGTAGGCCAGTTCTCTATGGTTTGTTCTTTGGTTAGTTGTTGAATAATCATATTTAATTTATAATAGGTTATACTGGTGCTAATGGTTCAATAAATTGATCATTAATATATGACCATCCAATACCGCACATTGACCATTCACCAGCAATACCATTTTGAGGAATGTCTACAATAGCGTAGCCTTCAGGCCAAACAAGTGTAGATACAATTTCATCATCAATCCAGATAACGTTTTCAATTAATCCTGTGTTAACATTGTAATAAGCGTAATCGTTTAAATTCATTTAAGTTCCTTACCAGCAAGTTACAATGATTCGACCAGCGCCGCCGTTAGATCCGTTTAAGTTAGCAGTTACTTTTGATCCACCACCACCACCGGGTTGGGTTCCTGCAGCACCGGCACCACCAGCACCACCATAAAGGCTTACTCCAGCAGTAGCTCCGTTACAACAGCCACCTCCCCCGCCAAATAAACTATTTCCCCCATCAGACGTCCCGCCTTCGGTTGTTGACCCCGTACCTCGCCCACCAGACCAATTATCACTGTAAGGAATCCCGTTTGAAGAAGCGCCACTACCCGGGGCACCAGCAGAAAGTTGTGCTCCACCTCCACTTGAACCATTTTGTGCTCCAGCCTGACCTCCTCCTCCACCATAGGCGGCGACAGTAGATCTTCCCATAAACGAAGTAGCAAGGGCAAAAGAGGACGTACCACCAGTACCACCCACGCCGCTACTTGTTGCTCCCGTACCACCACTACCAACAGTTGCTGTCACTGTTGCAGCTAAATAAGAAATAGGAATTGTGGTTTCGTTATACCCACCACCACCACCACCAGATGTACCATCATTAGAGGTAAAACGAGAACCACCACCGCCACCTCCCCAAACTTGGATACGAGCCATTGTTTGCCCGGCAGTTGGTTTTGTCCAAGTTCCAGTGCTGTTAAATGTTTGAACGTTAGTTGTCGGAGTAACAGCAGCAGTTGTTTGTACGGTGTCATCATTAAACTTTATACCGCTAGTAAAAGTTTTTGTGCCGCCAATTGTTTGGTTACCAGTTGTATAAACGCCATTAGTAACCGTGGCTGCATTACCAGAGATACCAATAGGCCAAGTACCAGAAGAATCCCCCCCAGTCCTTGTGGGAACATTAAGACTTGTTCTTGCATCTGCTGCGGTTGATGCATTAGTACCACCCTTAGCGATAGGAACTACTGTGCTTAACGCATTTGGGTCAACTTGCCCCGAGCTATTTAAATTATTAGCAAAGTTAGCTAAATTAATTGCTTGTGTCATAAATCACCTTTTAATCTTTTAACCTCTTGTTGTAATTCTTCAATTTGAAATTGTAATTCTAAGAACATATCTTTAATGGTTGTTTTCTTTTCAATTTCAATTGGTACATCAAAACCGAGTACACCAGCAGAACTTAATGAACCAACAGATGCAGGACCAGCACTTACAAAAGAAGCGTATTGAGCTGGCTGACCAGCATAATCTAATACACCAATTAATTCTGCATTATAAACTAAATCAGAAGCTCCGGGAATACTATAATCTGAGGTTGGTTTTAATAATACACCATTAAACCAGATTAAAGAAGAATTTCTTTGATAAGGAGTAGGGTAAGTAATTATATCTGTACCAGATAATTTTTCAGTATAGTTCTCTGTAAAGATAAGTGTATTAGCATTATTCTTTACAAACTCAATAACAGTAAGTGTACCACCTGTAGCTGGTGAGTTTAATTGATATCCAGAATTACCTGCTAAATAAGTGTATTGAGTATCAACTACAAGAACACCATTAATAAACAACAATTCACTACCATCAACAGATGTTCTTGGAATTATTGTTTGACCATTACTAAGGCTAATGTAACTTGTGGTAAAAGGTACTTTATCTAAAGAGGTTACAGCATCAATTAACCTAATATAATAAGCCATCATAGATTCTCCACCAACACATGCCTGTGTTAATGTAATATTAGTAGATGTTCTTGTATAATCAGTACCGCTCTGAAGTAATATACCATTTTTGAAAAAGAATATTTGATCAGGTTGTGCATTAGAAAATGTAAATACAGATTGACCAGAAGCTGCGTTAACCATACCTAAACTAAATCTAACTTGGTCTAAAGCACCAGCAGAAATAATTCTACCAAACTGATCTACGTTAATTTCTGCAGTAGTAGATGGGTCAAAAGAGAATCCACCAGTATCTGCGCCTGTACCATATGGGTCAAGGTTAATATTATAAACACCAGCAGATGTTTGGGTATAACCTAGACGACCATCTGTAGGGGAAGTTAAGTCGGTAACAACAATACCTGAACGACTATATGCATCAATATAATTGTAAGGATTACTTTGTACTGTAACGTCAAACCAACCAGTAGTGTCTGGTGCTTCGTTATTATTATCAAAGGTAATTATGTTATTACCAACACTTCTAAACCAAAGTTTCTTAGACTCAGGCCCAAAGGTACCATTAGCAGTAAACCAAATAAAATCACTTGGACTTACGTTATCATATAATACATCTGAAGATAATAATCCAAAATAAGTTTTACCAATAGATGCTGAAGAAATATTTGTACCAGTAGCACTATCGGCATACTTTACTAATAGGTACCGAGTAGGTGAAATAATACTTAAGGGTGATTCATTAATAATGCCAATCTTATCTGTAACACTAAATGTAATTACATCAAGATTTAAAAAGGTATTATCTTTGAGTAATAGCAACCCAATAGGTTTATTATCATACGGTTGAATATCAATACTTCTACCACCGTAACAACGATAATATAACTCAAATGTAGTACCAAAATTGAATGGTGACCATTCGTAATCATTTGGATCAGTAGAAGCTACTTCAACAGTATTAGTATAAATACCATAAAAACTTTTATTTACAGGGCTTGTAGATAAACCATTACCTGCAGAATCATCTGCGTAACGAACTGTTAAATATTTATTATATTCTATGGTTAATCTATCTAAATCTAGGGATCTTACGGGGGCTAATATCCAATTGGCTTCATCTGGATATTCAGCACCAACAAAGAAACTTACCTGTCTGTTACCTTGTTTTAAAACCCATAATAGTTTATCAGTACTAAACCCACCATCAACCGCAATCCAAGTATAATCTGCAGGGTTAGTTGATTCTACCGATTGATTAGTATTATACACTCCAAAATATAATTTACTTGTTGGTACATCGGATAATCCAGTACCTACATTATCATCAGCGTATTTAATACTAAGATATCTATACAAGAAACCTAATATATTGTTGTTAGGATCGGTAATAATACCTGTACCTTCATCCACATTAATACCTTGAGATTCTTGTAGTGAATTAATTCCTAAATATACATTATATAAATAAGAATCTAAATCAGCATTACCCGTATATGGTGGGATTAAAAACATAATTACCTCCGGTCAGCTGCTTTAGCGTCAAATGCGTACAATGGTAACCTCCAATTACCCATAGAGGATATTTTAAAATTCATAATACGACCATTAGCTCTTGGGTCAATTTTATAACCTTGTGATCTTTGGTTATTGGGTTGGAAAACAAATAAATCTTCTGAAGTAAAAGCAGGATTATCTGTATAATTGTTTTGACTCTTCACATAAATATTAATTTCAGAATCAACGGGTACCATATCAAATACTGTGTATAAGGAACTAATTAAAGTACTACCTTCAATTTGGCCAGTATTTAATTTTCTTTTTTCAACATAAGATTCATATGATACTAATCCAGTACCATTCCACATAACATAAGAGTCATCAGTAATTAATGTTTGTGCATTATCTGTAGTCATATACAATACTTTATTACTATATTGCCATTGGTTAGCAATATTACTCGGTCCATTAAACATCCAAGATACATTTGCTAATTGCCGTTTAGTCCAGGTATTACTTTTATAATTAAAAATTAATGATTCGTTACAAACAGTAGAACTACCCTTAGGGTAATTAATCCAAATTTCTTTATAGAATGGATTTCTAATTACTTGTACTTTATTAATATAAGATCTGTTTAAGTTACTAAAGAAATATCTTTTAACTTTCCCATCTGCAATAGGTTCAATTTGCCCTGAACCTGCATGAATATAGATGTCATTATTATCTACAACAAAATGTTTACCTTCAAATTCAACTACACAGTCTGTATTTAAAATACCATATGAGTCTGAATAACCTGATACGTTAGCCCTACCTTGATTAATAGTTAACATGCTAATACTATCAGAAGTATAAATAAACATATTACCTCTGAGACTAGCCATATCAAGGACTGGTGATGTTGAGGATAATTCAAATTCATCGGCAGTATCTGTAGTTAAACCGGGCTGCCATGTTTGGGGAATACCACCTGTAGGTGCTTGTACAGATATCCTAATAGTACCTGGTGCATAAGTAATTGTACCACCAGAACTAATAGTTAAATTACCAGCTACTAATGAATAGTTTAATGCTCTAATTACTTTAGCTGTAACTGTAAGTCCTTCAGAATAATTCCAACCGGGTAACGGTTGAAGAGCATTGTCTGCAGTAATACTACCGTATAAACAATATAATGGGGTTGATTTACCATTGTTGAACACAATAGCGTAACCACCATTAAAGTAAGTGAATTGCCAATCACTATTTGAATATTCAGAGCTAGCTGAACTAAACATACTTGATTGGTTACCTGCAGAATCTACTCTAATAAAGTTACCATTTTTTGCAAATATATTATAGCCTTGATCAGGCCGTCTCCAGTGAACTCCAAAGTTAGGTGCAATACTTACTACTTCACCTGTAGTTTCACCTGTTGTTGTTTGAACTGAATCATCATAAAATCGTACATTAAGAACATCTGTAAAGGTGTTTGGTGGTACGATCATTTGGGGTGTATCTGTATTTAAACCACCAGCACCTAATTGTTTAATTTGTTCTGCCATATACGATCTCCATATTAAATCTTTTCTTTAATGAAGGCTCTTACTAATTGCCCAACAATATCTGACCTTACAATATCGTCTACTGTAAACCGTACAATAGGAATTTCAATATTATGTTTCTCACAAATCTTACAGAACTTAATAATATTAGAGCCATTATCAATATCTGATTGAGTAGCGTCACCCATAAGAATCATCTTAGAGTTTTCACCTAGTCGTGTTGTAATAGCTTTTAATTCTTCGATTGTAAGGTTTTGACATTCATCAACTAATACTAAAGAATTTTCAAATGATCTGCCTCTAATTGTTTCAAGAGGTTGTAATTGAATAATATTCTTTTCTAAGATATAGTCGTATTTAGTTTTACCTAATTGTTTTTCAAGTACACTGATTAATGGTAATAACCAAGGGGTTAACTTTTCATTAATATCACCGGGGAAAAATCCTAAAGATCTCCCTGTAGGTACGTTACTACGGGTAAGGATAATATGATCATACTTACCTGTTAAATATAATTGAGCTACTTTAGAAGCAGCACAATAAGTTTTACCAACACCAGCAGCGCCTAGAGTGACGGTAATAGGGAATTCATTAATAGCATCTAGTAATAGACGTTGATTTTCCGTTTTTGGTTGAATATGAAATGAACGTTCATCTCTATGAATACGTTCACTGCGCTGCTTATGTACTCTTTTCAATTTATAATCCTTAACTACAGATCACCATTTAACTTTGTTTGCCCAATAAGCTGCGCTTAATGGACCCTTAGCAATATCTTTGGCATGTCTCGCCTTAAACGATTCTCTGCGGTTACGATATGACTCTGACTCGCCTTCTTTCTTAGGACTACCTTGTGTCCCTTGTTCACCAAACCTAATAAGCCTTACTTTAGTACCTTCTTTAACAAGTACAGCATGGGACTTAGTAGGATGGTTAGGTGTTTTCTTAGGTTTGTTATAACCTGAAAAACTTTCTCCAGCATACTCTATCATACTTTGTTTCCTATTAGGTACCGATTAAGCTTGTATACCATTGAGATATACAGTCTTACCGTTTTGTTTTACTGCTGTAAGTGTCTGACATTTTAAGTTGGATGAATCATAAGATACATGTACCCAACCAGAGTCAGGAACACCCTGTGTATAGAACTCAAGAATTAATTGTGTGAACTTTAAGTTATTTTTAATATACTCAGCAAGTTCTGCGTTAGACACGCCCGGAATTTCAATATCAGCAGCTTGTCCTTTACAATGATCACTGGTTTTACTTCCACCAACTGAAGCATTTACTTCCGGACTGCGATAACCGCTATTAACTTTGATACCTTTATTGTAGTGCTCACGTACAGGTTGCAACACATTGTCAGCCAATAATTGTAAATTAGAGATAACCTCTTGATTTGGTTCATTGTTAAGCCCCTTGCGTAAAGCAGTTTCACTTTTAGTTAACTCAGACAGTGTAAAGTTTTTAGTTAAGTTCATTTATTTGCTTTCATATCCATAATCTTTTCAAGAGTTCTACCACCAAAATAAAAAGACATAACTAGCATACCCCATTGACCAAGCAATTCTACGAAAGCATCAGCAACATCAAGCACTGAAGCGTCTAACACTGCTAACAATAAATAAGCTACCAATATATAAACTAAAGTTAATGGTCGGATATTTTTAGACCACCAAGAGTCAGAGGCCATATCAGCTTTATGACGATCGCTTAAGTTGTTTTGTTCTGTCTCATATAATTTGGTTTCATTAGCCATCTTAGCTAGCTCACCATCCTGTGCCATCTTTGCTAAGTCAAGTTGAGCTTTTGCTTTAGCTTCAGGATCAGGAATGAGCTTATCAATAAGCTTACCACCTATCTCAAGTATTGGTCCAAGTGCAAACATATTAATTACCTCTTTTAGTTAACATCGCGCTGGCAATCTCCAGCATGAATTTTGTTTGTTCCAGATTTTGTGGAGGTTCAGACCATCCAACAGTAATCTGTCCAACAAACCTATGACTGTCTGGTGGTATACTTATACGACAGGTGAATGTTACACCCTTTTCAATATACCATAAACCTACTTCTGATTGTGCATAACGATATTCACTACATGGAATTTGATTGGTCATCAAAGAAATTACATCATTGTTGTTTCCAGTATTTTGACTGAACAAACCGACATCAATATCTTCGATACTTTTATCTCTACCATCTTTAGTATATGCTTTGTACAATGTTCGGCTATTGAATAAAGGGTTAACTTTAAATACAGCTACAACAGTAGCACCAGTCTTTTTAAATAACATTGCTGAAGCATCATCTACTCTATCTACATTTATCTCAGGTAATTTCTTAGATTCCTTATAGGCATCCCGCATGAACTCTTGATTTTGCCATAGAAAATAACCTGTGAAAGCTATGATACCCATAACTATAATAGCAAATAGTTTAAATGGAGAATCTACATAGGATAATATTTTGTCTAATGTTGTATTAGCATTTAATTTATCAGGCTCCACACTTAACCTCCCTACAATAGTATATAGCTTCAATACCAATCCACATTAAAATAACAAGGGTAATAGTAGATAAGGTAATAGCAATACCTAACTCAAAATTTTCTTTTCTTTTCTTACGGGCTTGTTTAAGTGCATCAGCAGCTCTACGTTGATTTGCTCTATCTTCTTCATCCATTGCTGCAGATCTGGCCACAATTTTATTCCAGACATCAATGTTACCTGTTGTCATAAATATAAATTGCATTTCATTTTCGAATTGAGCCATACTCTTTAACTCTAATTCAATTTCAGCAGCACGGCCCATATTTGAGCCTTTAAATCCTGGTTTACTTGTCTCTCTTAAACTCTTTGTTATCTCATGTTTCTTATCAAAATACCTACCAAGCAAAGGCCCAAGAGAAGATACATCTTGTATTGTGCTATCTGCTTGTTTAATTACATTAACAATTTGTTTAACAACCCCAAGTGCGGCAAGTGCTGTTGTAATCGGTTCCATTTATGGTTCCTTTAAATCTTTATAAATGGCGTATAACTTATGGCAAATCATTAATACGGTATATAGTAAAGTAGCCCAAAGAACTAATTCGGATACTTGATAACCAGCAACAGTGGCTAAGGAAACACTTACGGGGGCGGCAGCTTTTGTTGCCATAGATACCCCCGTTTCTGTAGTTTGTTGTAATGTCGTTGACATGGTCTATTCTCTTAAAAAATTTTGTAAATTAAAACATTACCAGCCCATCGCCACTACATCAGAAACACGGTCAGGGTACTCAACAAGATATTGATCCTTGTCTTCTTGTGTGTACTCTTTGGTTGTTTCATCAGCAAACGTGACGATTAGCTTTTGCTCTGCAAAGTTAAGTGTGTATGAATCAATCATTTAAAGCACCTGATATGTGAATGAAAATATGTAAGAAACAGTAGAAGCGCTAACTGGGTTTAAACGAATTTCTACGCAATCATCTGTTGAGTTTGCCATAAACGCCAGCCCTTGTGCCGCATAATTTACAGCAGTTATCGATGAACCAGTGCCTCCAAGTTGTCTTGACGCTGAAAAACTTGAAGCAATCGGAAGAGACATTAGAACAACGGTGTTTGTTACTCCCAGTGTAGGGTCAATAGCAATCTGACCGCTAACAGTAACTGTGTTACCAACACGCATGTATTGGCAAGCAGAATACGTAACAGATGATACGTTTGTGTTTGTGCTTACCTGTGTAGGCGTATAAGTACCGCTGAATACGTTACCGTCATTAGCCACAGGAGATGTAACTGCTGTGCGTGCGATTTGCACACCTTGACCGCTAGTTAATGAAAGAGCTTCTTCACCGGTTGTCGCACCAGAAGGAACGGTGAAAAAAGTAACTTTTGCAGGCGTGCTTGAACCACTCCATGTGCCATCTGCTTCAGCAAGAATTCCAACGCCTGCGTTGAAAACTGAACCATCAGAACCACAAAAAGTAATATTGCCTAAATTATCATTAAGCACTGATGCTGTTTGAGTTCCGACAACACCGCTGCGAGAATGAGCAAGCACAAGGTTTGGCTCTGATGTTGCGGTTGCAGACCAGTTTGCAAGCAACGCGCTCGATGCTGCTTGTGTCAGTCCATGAACTTGAAGTTGCTGCGTGTCACCATCAGCAGCATACGCTTGTGAAGCACCAATAACAGTTCTTCCTGCGCTGTCGATACGCATACGCTCAGTAGGCGTACTTGCGCCATCGGCAGTGGTGCTGAACACCAAGCGACCGGGCATGTCGTTTGTGCCGGGTGTACCGTCTACTTCGACATCAATTCTTGCGGCCTGAACAAAAGTTGACCCGTCCGCGCCGCTTCCAATAATTGAAGCAAGCCTATCATCATCTGCAACAATCGCTGTTGAGCCCACTGTTGTGCCACGGCTTCTTGTCAAAAATAAAGTGCCACCACGAGTAGCTGTTGTTGAATTTGATTCAATAGATGCAGCAGACGTACTTCCATCAGTTCCACGAACTTGCATGAATGGAGTTGTTGCGCCGTAGGTCGCAGCCGCTTCTGTTGTGCCAAGAATTACTCGCCCGTCTGCTGTAACAACAAACGGTGTTGAATCAGGGTTGGTCTCATCCTCAACCAACAAAGCATTACCTGTGCCGAGTTGAGTGATACGCAAAGCAGCGTTGGTGTTGTCTGTAACGCTGATTACAGCATTACCTGAAGCAGACAATGTAGTAAACGCACCAGTAGAAGGTGTTGTAGCCCCAATACTTGTACTGTTAATGGTTGTACTTGAGATTACAGGAGCATTAGACTTCTCCCATAAACTAGTTGTACTGTTATATACAAGAGTCTGGCCTGTTGTTGGTGATTGAGCTGATACATCATGCAGCTCATCCATCTCATAGCCGTTTTGTACTTTAACAAGTAGCTTACCTTGAGACGGGTGGGCATGAGCAACCACAGCTACATACACCATATGATTTGGTGCATAAGGTTTTGTTGCAGTTAATGTTCCTGCTGTTGTTGGACTCAGATATAATTGATCACCATCGGTATACGCTGATGTGTTTATATTTGTAATAAGACCAATAATAGTAACATATCCATTGGAATTGTTAGATATATCATTAGTAATTAAACCTAAAGTTTGTGCGGAGGTAGAGTCACCAGTAGCTAAAGCCTTAGACACAGTTGGCAATTGACCTGTAGCGCCTGAAATATAAACTGCTGTACCTTTAGTAAGAGTTGCGCCAGTGGTATTCCTTACCTGCTCAACTACTACAGAGGCAGGGGATGTTTGTGATACTGCCAAATCAACAGCCGTTCCTGTTGTAGTAACAATAATGCTTCCGTCAGCAGAGGCTACAGTTTGTAATGCAGTATCCGCTTTAATACCTTGTGCAGCTGTTGCATATGCTGTAGAGTCTGTTGCTGCTGCAGTTCCTAGAGTTGGTTTATTTAAAATCTGAGCATCACCACTTGAAGCATTCCAGTCGGCGTTAACGTTAACTTCAGCACCTGCCGCAATACCCGCTAATTTACTTTTCTCAGTAGTTGTGTAATTGTTATCTGTATGTACATAAGAGGCATCTACAACCGTGTTTGCATTATAACCTTGTACAGTTGTACCTATTGAAGCAGGTTGTAAAGCACTGTCAGCTAATGCCCCTTGTGCAGCAGTAGCGTAAGCAGTACTATCAGTAGTTGCAGCAGTGCCTAAGCCTAGATTAGTTCTGGAAGTAGCAGCACTTTGTACGTCAGATAAGTTATTAGCAACAAGTAATACACCAGCTCCTGAAACGTAGGCAGCTACCCATGCAGTGCCTGTATATACTTTCATTACATTATCTACTGTATTAAAGTATAATGCACCTGTCTGAAGTGGATTACCATCATTATCAACCGTTGGGTCGGATGATTTATCACCCAAATACATATCATCAAAATTATCAAATGCGGCTAATGCTTGATCACGCGCTGCTTCTGCAGCAGTCGCGGAGGATGCGGCATTAGTAGCCTGAGTAGTAGCAATACCAGCTTGAGTAGTAGCAATACCAGCTTGAGTAGTAGCGATACCTGCTTGAGTAGTAGCTATACCCGCTTGAGTAGTAGCTGTAGTAGCACTATTTGCAGAATTAGTAGCTTGAGTAGTAGCGATACCTGCTTGAGTAGTAGCAATACCTGCTTGTGTAGTTGCTGTTGTTGCAGCAGTTGTAGCCGTTGAAGCAGAAGTATTAGCAGAGCTAGCTGAAGTAGCGGCGTTAGTTGCGCTTGTTTCGGATAAAGTAGCTGTAGTAGCAGCATTAGTAGCGCTGGTTGCAGCGGCAGTAGCTTGAGTAGTAGCTATACCCGCTTGAGTAGTAGCTGTAGTAGCGGCAGTGTTTGCTGTACTAGCGGATGTGCTTGCGCTTGTTGCGGAAGCAGAAGCATTTGTTGCTTGAGTAGTAGCAATACCTGCTTGGGTTGTAGCTGTGGTAGCAGAGTTTGAAGCAGAGGTGGCTGATGCTGCTGCTGCAATAACACCTGCATTAACATCACCGGCAGCATCGGAAGCAATATCCGCAGAAATATCAGCAGAAATAGCAGAAGCAGAAGCTTCTGTAGCTGAGTTAGCTGCAGCATTAGCGCTTTGAGCAGCTTGTCCTGCGTATTCAGCTGCAAGATTACTATAGCTTATAGAGTCAACTGAATCTAAATCATCATATTGACCACCAGAAGAGATATTACCTGTAACTCCCGGCGTAATATTATACCCATTTAAAGAACTACTAATAGGATAACTGGCTGAGCTTTGTGATCCAGAATCATATTCCCCACCCTCAGCTTGATCAGAGGTAGTACCCGGTTGTTGTTCATATCCCATAATATCTCCTTAGATTAAACCACCAGTGTTAAAGTTCATTTGAACGTTACCACCAAGGCTACGTCTCCATTTTTCTTCTTTATTTAATGAACCAATATTATCAAGGAATTTTGCTTGATATCTCTTTTCCATTGCATCATCAACTAAATAAGCTCCAAGATTATATAAACCACCCCAAATAAGTAGTCGCTCATTTTGATCTCTTAACCAATTAGACACTTCATTGCCAATATACATTTTAGTTGTTACGGTAGAATTATAAGCTTCAGCTTCTGCATACGAACTAAAGCATCGGGTAACTGAACTAGCAGTACTAAAATATAAATTAGTACCTCCACTTACTACCAAAGTAAGGTATGGTTGATTTGCATCAGATAAACTAATAATATAATTAACTGGTATTACGCTGTATAAAGCGTTTAATGAGGGTAATCTTTTGTAGTAATGGATTTCTACTTGAGTACCTACAGGTAATTGTGATTTGATAAATAACTTACCATCTTGCCACATCCAATAGTTTGAACTGTATGTCTCAGCGTATTGATTAAAGAATGTTCTTTTATCTGTGATCTCATCAAATACTATTGATTCGTTAGTCTCTGATTCCAGTGTCCTTAAATAAATAAATTGAGTAAGGTCTTCTGGGATTGGGAATGAAGTGTAGCTTAATACATCATTCTGAGCACCGGTATTATCACCAGAACTTACGGTGTAAATAACTGTTTCCTCTAAAGGAGGAATACGTAATAATCGATAACACTCGTCAGCTGAATACTTTAGGCAATCCTGAATAACGCTTGTAGGAATAGTGTTTACTTCGGGTTTATTGCTCCAATCTCTTACTTTTGCTACGAGAGCGTCATATAATGGGGTTGCCATAGGTTATTCTCCTTATAAGGCTTTAATGTTACTTGTCTTAAGTAACGGATAGTCTGATTCAATAATTTGTTTTAGTCGTCTTAACTGCGCAGGATCATTCATAAACTCAGGTGAATGAATATCCATCTTATATTTAGTTAAGATATCAATAGCAACAATATCTGGAATAATAGCAAACGACTTGTATTGTTTACTTCCGCTTGTGATTGTGCTTTGTTGTCTCTGTTCTGCAGCGTAATCTTTGTACGCTTGAATATCTTGTTCTAATTCGTAATCTGTTTCATTTGTCTTTACAAAGAAACTATTAGCATTATCTTGTTGTGATCGGAATCCCATTTGTGTCCTTCTAGTATTAACGTGTTACGTAGTTAGCTACGTGGGCACTGAAAATATAACCATCTTCTAAATGACCATATTCGTATTTATCATTAGTACCATCATAGGCAGTTACGGCCACTGTAACAGGTGTACCAACATTATTAACATAGCTTACGCTAGTAATAAAGAAGCTAGTATTAACGACTAATTCAAGTACGTTATCTAAAGGTACAAGTTTAGATGTACCGTTTGTTGCTGTAATTTTGAGAGTTTGCATTATGTTCCTTTCAAATAAAAAGGGACAGGATATTATCCCATCCCTTTTATATCATCTCAGCTTATTAAGCGCCTGATAGACCAAAGATTAGACCACAACCTTTGGGGTTACGGCACTCTAAGGTACCTTCTTCAACGATCTGACCGATGATAGAATCACCTAATTGACCGAGGTCTACTTCTTGAGTAGGACGTAGGCTGGCGTAAGCAAACCACTGTGGATCGTAAACAAACGCGCTGAAGTTAGCGGTGTCGTTTAGACCTGAAACAGAAGTGTTGCTGATACCCATAACGTAGTTAGGAACTACCATGATGTCGCCGAAATCAGACATGTAGATTTCAACTGACTGACGGAGCTTACCATCAGCATCAATGTTACGGCGAACGTTACCGTCACCAGCATTGCTTGAGCTAGAACCAGCAGACTGTGCCTTGGCAGAGAATACACGGCGGTTAGCGGGGGAGAGCATTAGCTTAGTAGCCTTACCACCGTTTTCGTAGATAGCTTGCATAACAGTATCAATGTGTGATAGCTGTAGTGAAACCTTATCAGCACCAGTAACAGTAGCGAAAGTACCGGCAACACCACCACCAGCATTGGTAGGAGCAGTGTATTCAGCAGGAGTAGCTAGTACGTTTAGAGCAGTACCACCAGTAGCGGTACCATAGTTAACCCAAGCTTGGTATCCACCGAAAGTACGAGTGCCAGAACCATTGCTGGAGTTCCAGCTGTTGGTCAAGTCAAACTCAACATCGCGGCGCATTTCAGTACCACGCTTCTTGAGCTGGTATGCGTATTCGTCAGCAACACCGGCTTGGTCAACAGCACGCTTGGTACCAGTAACGGTAACGGTCTTGCTGTTAATCTGGGTGTAGTTACCTAGACGAGTACGGAGAGGCTCGGCACCTTGGGCAGCAGCTTGAGTAGCGTATGAAACGCCTTCAGCAACAGCACCAGAAGAGGGAGCAGATAGTTCATCAGTTTGCCACTCGTGGAATACGGCAGTAGCTTTGGTCTTACCAATAGAGCTTAGGAAAGGAGTCTCATCGCGAGAGATCATTGAAATGAAATTCGCTAGGTCTTCTTTCTCAGAAGCGTTCATAGAGTTACCAGTAGCAGATGCGCTACGGGCGGCGGCCTTAGGGCCACCAGTTTGGAATGTACGTGCAGTCATTTTATTTTCCTTTTATTATAGAAACATTTTAAAGTTTTTTGCTGACTGAAGAAATTCGTTTTAAGAAATCAAGTTGGTCTTGGTTAGAACCTTGACCGGAAAGAACACGTTTACGGGACTCTTGGTCTGCACTCTTTTGTTTTTGTGAGACAGGAGTACCTTTTTTAGTTGGTACCGATTTAACGGTGGGCACGGCTTTGCGTTTCACTTCGCCTTTTTCCTTTGCTGTTTTAAGTTTTCTATAATCGTTGATAAACTTAATAGCAGCAGGGGAGTAAATTTGCTCCAATAACGCTTCAGGGATACCTTCTTTAATAGCAAACTCGCGAATACTCTTAGCAGTTGTATCCGAAAAATCAGGAATAAAATCCTTAATTGTTTCTTCAAACTCTTTTAGAAGTTTAGTCTGCTGTTCTGCTTGTTGCTCTTTAATTTTTGCTACAACTGTTTTAGTACTTTCTTCACGTTTAGTACGTGCGTTCCAGTATGCCTCTTGAATTTCTTCTCTCTTTTCCTTAAGCTCACGAGCGGTGTACGTATCACCTTCGTCTTTTGCTTTTTCGATCTGCGCAGATAGAGAGTTGTATTCTTGTGCAAGCTTAGTTTCTACGACAGTCATTTCTTCATGAACGACTTGTCCTAATGTAACCAGCTCCTGTAGTTTTTCTGTTCTTTCTTGCTCGATTTGTTTCTTCAGTTCACCGAGTTCACGCCCCTTTTGAGATAGATGTTTATCAGTAGAATAACCCTTGCGGATTTCTTCTAGGGAAAGGTATTCTGTTTTACCGTCAACGGTAACAGGTACTTTATATTCCCAATCAATATCTTCTTCAGAAGGTAATTCAGAATCTTGGGTAGACGTATCATCCTCATCTTTATTATCTTCATCAGAATCTGTTGATTCTTCTTCTTCATCTAGGTCAGTTTCAGATTCCTCATCGGCATCAGGGACTTCTTCATTATCATCCGATGGTTCATCTGGACTTGGGACGCTATCGTCTTCCGGTAGAGATTCCTCTTGGTTTTTTAAACCTAGTAATTCCGCAGCAGGGGAATTACGAAGAATGTCATCAAGACTTTTTGCTTCCAAGTCTGCACTATAACTTCCGTCATCAAAGTCCCGGCTACTGATTTCAGAAGCGGGGGTATTGGTAGAGAGATGTGATAGATTCATATTATTCTTTTGCCTTTATGTCCAATTAATCTTTTGCAGCTGATGCTTTTGCAGCACGGGCAGCTTTCATACGTTCACCAAATTCAGATTTAACACCTTGATCTAGTTCTTCAATAACCTTAACGGCATTATGAAGGCTCACTAAAATAGGTGCATAATTTTGGGAACGACCTGTACCGCCATTTTGACCACATAGGGTTAATTCGCGGAGGATTTCTTCTCGTGCTTTTTCAAGTACGTCTTTTGCTTGTTGATATTTACTCATTACTGCCATCTTCCTCGTTCTCTACTGAGGATCCTTTTTGTAATTGTTGAATGTATTTAACATTATTACCGTAGGTTTCAATACCTACTAATTTTTCTTTAACTGAACCAAGCGCCATAGCTACTGAATAAAGGTACTCACGTTCCTTTGTACAGTGTGGCTCTGACTTTAGCCAAGCAACAAAGAGATCAGATAGGATCTCACTGTATGCTTCATTAAAAAATTGTTCTCGTTCACGTTGAACGAATTGGGCTTGGCCCAAAGCAACTTGTGCATCACGGAATGGTTCTACTTTGTATTCCATTGTTTCGTGATTCATCTTAGGTTTCATCTTCTGCTCGAAACTCTTTCGATATTTGTCCATTTGTTTTCTCTTGAAAAACCCTCCCGCCATCTTTCGATGTGGGAAGGCCGTGTTATATTTAAGTCATTTGATTAGGCATAGCTGCAGCTGGACCTTGTTGAGGTTTTAATTCAACACCATTGGCTGGTCGAGATGCATCATTAGCAACATCAAGCTTAATAGCTTTAGTAGCAATACCTAATAGTTCATTGATATCTGGTTTAGGTGGTAATTCTATACCCTCCTTAGCAGCATCAATATATAGTTTAGCCCATTCTTGATTTGACTTGTCTAATGCAACCATCAATTGCTTGATATTATCTTGCATAGAGTTCTTAGACTGAACGTTTGTTAAGTCAATAGTAGCTTGTTGTTGGGCAATGTTTAACTGCTTAAGCTGTTCTTCTAGTGCTTTTAACTTTTCGTTAGCCTTCATTTCGTTGTCTTTAGACGCCGCAGCTTTTTGTTTGAACTCATCAGTAGTATAGTCTTCTAGATAGTCTAGTGGATCTAAATCTAATGCCTCAAGGGTTTTAGCAGCAATTCTGACAGCAGCTTCTGGGTTAACAACAGCACCAGCGCCAGATTGTTGTAGTGCAGGTAATAGCTGTTGACCAACCATTGTCATTTTTCTGACAATATTACTGTTACTATTTTCACCTACGTCAGCATCAATCTGAAGTAGCATGTTAGAAGGTAATGTTGAAGGCTCAATAGCTTGATACACTTCGTTTTGATCAAAGTAATTTACAGTACGACCACGCATATTAGTGCGAATAGTTTTGTATACCCCTTCAACAAGTCGTTTAATACCTGTCTCAACAAATCTACGAGCCATATATTGAATACGTACTTGAGCTGCACTCATAGCGCTCTTCATTTTTTCTTCAGAGTTACCAGATACGTATAACGTATCGTTCAATCCTTGTGCTGCTTTTGACAGGCCTGTGGATTGCTCTTTGTGCATTTGCAACATCTCAAGTAACGGTACTGTACCTGTGCTGATTGTATCAGGAGTCATAGATGACACAGCAGTTTGAGGATTACCGTTTGTGGCAATAATCTGTTTAGGCTTCATGTTTTGAAGAGCACTAAAGTCAACTACGTTAGGGTCAGCAAGCTTAGGTGAGTAGTTAGTTAGGTATACGTTCTCTACGAAACCTCTTAAAATAGCTGTGGTAGCTAGTGTAGAAGGTCTGATCATATCTGCAACAGATAAACCAAAGAATTCGTGAGGAACTTCAAATGGGCATAGTGATGCAAGAGGGATCATATCACAATCTTCTTCAAGAAGAATGGTAGAACCTGCAATAATAAAGTGTTTTAGTTCGGCAATACCATCACCGTCACGGTCAACTCTTAGCCAACATTCAACGACAGTAACCTGTCTGTTAGCTTCAGTAGGGTATAGTTCCCTAGAATTTCCACCTAGCCAGTACTCTTCACCAACCAGACGCTTTCGAGCAGCTTGCTCTTCGGTGTACTTAGTAGCCCAATCGTAACTACCATCTCCAATAGCGTCCCAGTCAATATTCTCTGCAATCTGGGGGAAATATTTTCTGATCTCTGAACGAGTCATATCAATCTGAATACCAACAAAAGAGGCATCCTCAAAGTTGTGGGCATCTCTTGTGATACGGAATGATTCAGGGTGAATGTTCCTGAGTTCAACTCGTGTCTTATTATGTTTGCGTTTTAATCTTACATTGTTGTATACCATTACGTATACAGCATTACCGTCTTCATCGGTACTTAATTTTTGATCGTATTCTAGTTGCCCGACAACTTCAACGTCATCGTCAGCAAGCAGAGCGTCAAGATTCTCTTGAGAAATTTCATCATACTCTTCATATGAATAATCATAATCTTCGATGAATTCCCATCTGACGATCGAATTCTTCCACAATAGTGCAGCTTTAACCCATGTATTTAATACTTGCCAACCTGGATTCTTTTTAAAGATCTCATAGTTAACTAGGTCAGAGGCTACTTTAGCATCATGAAATGCTTTAGGTGATGAATTGTACGGTGTGAAACGTGCAATTTTATTGTTATTAAATAGTAACTCGGAAAGAATAGCTGCATAGCCTTCTACAGCTTCTACAGTATCAGAGGAAACAATTTGAGAAACACCTTGTGGTTTAAGGTGCATATCAGGCATCATGCCATACTCAAATGTAGCCTTCTGTCTTTCACGGGCCATGTCCGAACTATTTAAGAAGTCGCCAACAGAGTTCATTACCCCTGTCTCGATCATACTTACCAGTTCTTCATCTGTAACTTTCTCTTTGTATCCTTGAGAAATTCTAACTACGCTAGAAATATTGTCTGCCATTATAAACCTTTCTTGGTTCAATCAATCAATCAAGGCTATAACAGCCTATATAAGTCTTCCGGATATCCCACTTGCCGGTCGCCCCAAGCGGACACAAAGGGATAACTTTTATTGCCCTCGGATGGGCAGTGTTCGTCCTGTCTTATCCCCAATTTTATCCTTGGGATTAAGTAGTTTATTAGGTTGTTGTGGTTTAATAAGCTTTTTAAAGCTATCTTTTTCCTCACCACGTAATGGTACGTTCATAACCATGTTGTGTTTTCCTGTTGGAATGACCCCATACGTTGTGTAAAGGGTACATTGTTAGTTGTTAATTTATCTCCGTGAGTACGAATTACTTCAAGTACGATAGCCAAGGCAATTACTGTATCATCATTGTGACCGACAATAGCGTTTGTTTTGCCATTATCATCCGCAACATAATTCATTAATTCACCGATAATAGTTCTTGATGGAATCCATATCTCATCATTCTCGATAGCACTCTTTAAGAATCCGATAATAGCTGGCTTGGATGCAGAGGTTGTTCTCCATCCTACTCGGCTACCTTCTTCTTTGGATACGTTAGCAATCTTTGTTTGATAATAAAGATTAACATAGTTCATCTGCGTTAGTCTGTTGAGTGTAGCAATACCCATAGAATTAGACTCGACAGCAAGAAGAGCGTTGTTATAATATCTGCCAAGATAAAATAATACATCACCAAACTTAGATGGATCAATGGTATTGTTACGGTATACAGCACAGATTTCCTTATCCTTATTCATAACAACAGCTGAGGAATAGTCTTTACCTACACCTAAGGCCACATCTCCTGCAATAGCAAAAGAGTTTTCAAAGGTAGGATACTTGTAAATCTCGATAGAACCTCTTGGGGCATCCTCCATCATTTGAGACTCAAAGTTAAATTCCATCTGTTTAAGAATAGGTTGGGGTACTAACTCCATTAACTTTTCAATGTTAAATACGTTTGCACCTGATACTACGAAAGCTTCATCAGGAGTAGCGGGGTACTCTTGTCTGAACTTATCATTACCACCTTCAGCAATCTTTAACCTTCTCCAGTATAACTGGTCATTGTCAAGATTAAACCGGGTAACTAATACTTCCTCTTCATCTGTTCTTTCAAACGATTCAGGAGCTGTCCTACGGTACTCAGGCATAAGGAACCATGGTACGAAAATAGGAATGTACTCATTCTCACCCGCCACAGCACCCTTCCACAATCTGTGAAATTCATTACCCACACCATTGGCAGTACTCTCAAGAATAACCTCGGTACCCTGTGCCTGTGAAATACCCTGAAACATACCAGCTAAGATCTTGGCATCATGCGTCCAGAAGGCTACCTCAGACAAGTGAGCAATAGTAGGTGTTGTACCTCTACCAGCCTCTGGAGAACCCGCTGTATATAGTCTATACCCTGAATCATTATGCTCAAACATAATCTCTTTGGCATTAGACTTCTTAAATTTAGGTCTGAAATCCTCAGACATGTTTGCAATAGTATTCCTACTCATTGAAAACAAAGAGTCAGAAGTAGCCGTATCATGGGCCATAACTACTGACTTATTATAAGCATTAAAGTAAGACTTCCAGAATACTCTGGCCGTAGTAAAGGTACTTAAACCCATTTGACGGGCCTTAAGAATAATAGCCCTCACTCTTCCGGTACTCTTTAACTGTTCTTCAATCTTTTCATTAACAATCTTTTGTGCCTCATTAAACAGAAAGGGTTGAAACCCCTGAGAACTGTCTTTAGGTAAAATCTTAATCTGTTCTTTTGCGAATAACTCGAAGTCACCTTTATATTCAGATAACTTCTTTCGCTTATTTAACTCGCGTAGCGCCTCGAGTTTTTGTTTGTTTGATATACTCGCCATTTATTAGCGTCCTTTGTGTCTATTAAAACAAAATAATTGTTTCTCTATTATGTACCGGCTCTTTAATAAGAATGTAATAGTAGGTATACGTTTTATTAATGAAATAATATGTATAATATTTCTTTGCGAGAAGGTACTTGGGATACTTTATTTGGGGTACCCCTACTTGGGTTATGGGGAGTTTTAGTTTTGAAAGTTTTAATGGGGGTAGTTGTAGTGAGGGTATTTTAATTTAGGTTTTGTGGTGGGGTATATGTCTCTCTGTGTGAAAGAAAGAATCAGTTTGTTTATTAGGTTAGCCCCTTTCTGTTTTGTAGACCCCCTTGTTTTCCTCTGGCTGCTTGCGCTTGGCGCGGTGCTGCAGCTGCTCTTGTCTGCGCTGTTTGGAGTTGTCATGCGTATTCTGATTGGTGTTTTCCTTTTCTTCTTTGCCTTTATCTTCATGGGCTATGCTTTTGTTGGGTACTGGCCTCTTGGGTTTGCATCTGCTTTATGTTCTCTCTGTGGTTCTGTTGCTTTATTTAACGAGGAGTTCTGATGTACTACGTTTATTCTAAGAAGACCGGTCGCTTGTTGTTCAAGACAAAGAACAAAGAAGATCTTAATCAGTATCTACCATCACTAGTAGATGTACAATACTCTCATTGAGCTGTACTTATAGAGTGTTAGCAATAGCACTCTATGGGGACAATTCGTCCATTCACTAACTGCCATTTCAAGGAGAAAATCATGGCTGTAATCAAGACCGTTCCTGCTCAGTACGCTACTAAAGGTGATACTAACACTGCAACCTATACCCAGAGTACATCTGTCCTCATGGCTCTGTATATTGACGGTGAGAACAAGTACATCTATGCTGTTGACGACAAACAAGTCATCCGTAAGATGTCTATCACACGCGATGTTGAGTATGCACGTAAACAATTCCGCATTGCTAAGAAGCTTGTTGGTAAAGCTGTACGATTCGGTGTTACCAGTGGATGGAACTCTGATGTATGGTTCAATGAAGTAATCGAAGCCTAATTAACCACCAAAGAAAGTCAATCATGAAATACCTTCTCTTAACACCACTCATTCCATCTATGTTCGGAATGAATACATACGATGAAATTACCGAATCACTACAAGAATTCGGCCTGAGTACACTACAATCAGTAGATCCACTGGGTAATGTTGTCTTCTTTGCTGTGTCAAACACCAAGGATGCAATGACCAACATGACAGAACAGGTAGAATTACCGGGTATTGTCATCGAGTACACAGCAGTGTATGATCAAGCAGTAGTTTTGTAACAAAGAGGAGCAATAAAATGCAACTTACTAAGCACCGTGATACATTTACCTTGAATATGTCCTCCGAAGACCTGATATTCTTAGTAAATAACCTGGGTAGTGATCCAGTATCAGTAGAAGAACAAGAGAAAGTAACAAAGGTACTCAAAGAACTTACTAAGTTCAAAGAGTTTGCTATATCTTTTGATCAATACATGGAAGAACAAATAGAAAAAGCAGAAAGGTTAGCTACAATCTAAGTACATTACCACAAGAATTATACCAAAAAACATCCAATGATACCTTCGTTGTCTTTTATTATTAACTTAAACGTATATAATCAACAGAAATGTACAGAATTATATACTAAAAAGATAGTAATCGCGAGATGAGCAGGAAATTGTTTGTTTTTGGATGGTTTCTTGTGGGTGTATGAAAAGTTAAAGGTACCCACAGTACAATCCCAATAAAAACCACTTTTAAACCACACTACAGTACCCATAAACTGTACCCAATCTAAAGCACCTAAACTACATTTCATCATGAAACTCTCATCAATATCCCACTCCAATAACTTCAAACCAATCACTATTACTATCACTATTGAAACACCTGAAGAAGCACAGACTCTGTATCAACTAGGTAACTATGGTACGCATATACAAGATATGATGACAGAGAAAAAGTTTGCTCCAAAACTACCTTATGAC